ATTATAATACGAGGGTTCACTTGGTAAAACCAATGCCCTCTTTTATTTTGACCGCTACTGACGAAGACGGAACTGTCACTACGAAGGAGTTTGAAGGTACACTCATCCAAGATGTAGTGGAAAAGACCTCAGATTTCTTGCATGGTGTCGGTTATGTTTTTGATGATTTGATTGTTGATGAAGGCGAAGTCGAAACTGAAAGTACAGACTGGACGCTGACTGATTACGTCAAAGAATATCAAGAAAGCGTAGCAACCGAAACCGAGGTGTAATCACACATCTCATATATAAAATGTAGTTTACTTTAGACTGAAATCTAAGTATCAATGGGTAAGACATTTAGGCGGGGTGGTAGCGAAAAAGGTTACTACTCCTATGGCAAATCTATCCGAGATAAAAGGACTCGGAACTCGAAATCAAACTTCCTCGAAGACACAAATGGCAACTACAAGTCAAAAACAAATAGAAACAAAAGATTCAATGCAAACGTCCAAGAAGACGATTGGGGATGATATTGACTTCTATGAAGAGATCGAGATTGATGACAGTTCTGAAGTAGACACCGACTTAGATTACACAACTCAATACTAATGCTATCAGAACAAGATGAAACCTATAATCGTGGTTTGACTCTGTTTGAAGAGTCTTTGCATAAACCCGATCATGCCCTCAGAGCATGTGCGAGAAACCAAACATGTCTTGATGAACTCTTGCAAATCCGAGATCATGTATTAGAATACACGAAGTCATTACGGAGAAAGGATTGAGTTACCTCTATCACAGTGCATTATTTGACGTTGACGAGAAGACTCTACTCAAAGAGTCTCTCGTTAAATACGTTTCATACTTGCAGAAACGATACTTCAAAGAGAAGAATATCTCTGAAGAATTTTATCATCAACAAATGAAACACATTGAATCTATTGTAGGCAAACTGCACTTGAATGATCTCTATAAACTATGACTATCGAAATGTTTTGTCCTCAATGGTATTACGTTGAGACAGTTCCAGTTGAATATCAACAGCAGATCGAAAAATTATTTGAACCTCATATCAGAGACGAGAGTATCTACAAAGAATCCCCTTGGGATTGTAACTGCCTGACTACATTTCAATCAGAGGGTAATCTTACTCTACCTTGGAATGACTGGTTAGAATGTTGTAGGTCAACACTTGATAAGATGATAGATGAAATGCAACCTAAGATCGACATCGAAGTTGTACCTCAGGAAGCGTGGGCAAATCTATATAATAAAGGTATGCATCAAGAATACCATACTCATGAACTACCATTTTGTAATTTGAGCATGTGTTATTTTTATGATGTGCCTGACGGAGACCCCCTGTTTCGTTTCGTATATAATGGACATGACCACTATAAAAAGTCTGGTCTAAGTGAAGCATTTGATATGCCGATTCAAACTAGAATCATCCCTAAGGCATCTAAAGGCGATCTTATTATATTTCCCTCGCATTATCCTCATTTCGTTGCTCCTAACGTCTCTGAGACCCCTCGTATCACATTCTCAGGTAACCTGTATGTTGTGCCAAACGACAAAGCGTCACAGGTAACCCCCAAACCATAATATTCATGCTATGATTACTCCTGTAAACAAACCTACAACGAGTGTTGGGATTATTAAATCCATCAAAAAGGCACTCAAAGAGGCAGACAAAAACCCATTCCTTTATTCCAATGAAGAAATCAGGACGCTCAAACGCAAAAAACGTGAGTGGCAAGACCTTGAACGCAGGGCAAACATCGAAGAACGCAATGGGTTCGGTCAGTACCTATAAACTGGACAACGTACACATCGAGTACAACAGTTCATTTGATTGTGTTCAAGAGAACGAAGATGACTGGATTTCTAGTTGCTTGGGTTCTGAATATGATGTAGTAAACTCACTCTATTAAATATGACACAGACTACTTCTTATCACATCTACTACGATGACAAAGTTTTATTCAAGAACTTAGATCTCGAAGAGTTCAGTATGATATGGAGTAAGATCTATCGGTCTTATCATACAGACAGTCTTACATACGCTATCTGTAGGGATGAAGATCTATCCGCACTCGAACAAAGTTACTAATGAGAGTCAGACTTGAACCCCGAAAAGGTAATCGGGAAGCAGAAGAAATGTTCCGTTATCATTTACATCGTGACGGATATGTTCATGTGACTGAACGTCTCGATAGGTGGTATGTTTTTCATCCAAATGCCAATACAGGTTTTTGGGTACACCCAACAAAAGACCCTAATTGGATTATGCACAAATGAATGCTTACAAGATTATCTACCATAATAAGAACACACCTTGGGACAAAACAGAGATCATTACTATGGGAGAGGAATCAACGTATCATGTCATGGAACTATTCAATGAGGATGTTAATTATGATGTACATTGTGTTAGATCGGAGACATTGCTGAATAAATAATATCAGTCAGCAGATGCTACACACACGAGGACAACAAGATGCACTAAACCCCATAACTTCGTTATGGAAATTATGTTCTTAAGTGAGGTACAATGCATAACATTTTTACACACAAACAGACTCCAGAGTTCAATCACTTCCACGCTGATACATACGAAAATGAGTTATGGAACGACTATTTCGATTGTTTAGTTGATTCCGCAAACTTAAAACACAACCAATCAGCAAAACGTATCTGTCGTTACTTAGTCCCAGATGAGGACTGGGCAGACTAGACCAATCGAAGAACTGTCACATGACCCCTTGTATGGGGTCTTTTTTTATGGCATACTATTAATAGTTAAGAAAAACGCATGTCAACCAACGCACGAATCGGACTTAAACTAGCAGATGGTTCAATCCTCTCAGCATATCATCATTGGGATGGTTATCCTGAGTGGTTGGGTGTTACTCTCAATGAGCAGTATAATACAAAAGAGAAAATTGCTGAACTTATTGATGGTGGTAACATGAGTTCATGTTGGTCAGATAATGTGTATGATTATGATAAGCAAGAGTTCGTAAAGAGAGATCCCCAACCAGAATATTACGGTGGAGATAGTGAAGCACCAAAACTAAGTAAAGATTTCGTAGAGTTTACAGAGATCTCTAACTCAGGCGAAGAGTTCTTGTATGTCTTTGATAATGGTTGGAAAGCATACTCTATTGATGAGAAGTATGATGAAAACTATAGTGTAATTGATCGCAGCATCAATCCAGTCTCAATCCCAGAGGCATAGGACAGTTCCCAAACTGTACCAAACCCCTTGACACGAGGGGTTTTTTCCTGTATATTATTAGTATTGAAACATTCGTTATGAAACTTCGACCACATCAGCAGCGAGCATTTGATAGAATGCAGCAGTATGATATTGGTAAGGTCATCGTCCCTACAGGCGGTGGCAAAACTTACATCATGATCGCTGATCTAGTCGAACAGCATCGCACTCGATACGATTCAATGACAGTTGTTGTTGCACCTCGTATCCTATTGGCAAACCAACTTTGTGCAGAGTTCACAGAGTTTATTACAGGTGCAGAGATTATGCACGTCCACTCAGGTGAGACACATTATCTCTCTAGCACTAAAGTTGATGAGATTCAGCAGTTCGCATGTCGTGATAAGCATAAGATCATCTTCACTACATATCATTCTTTGCATCGTGTAGTAGATGCAGGTATCAAAGTTGATACTGTTTACTATGATGAAGCACATAATGGTACTGGTAAGCACTTCTTTATTGGTGTTGAGGGTATGGTAAGGCGAGCAACTCGTAGGTTCGCATTTACAGCAACCCCTAAGGTTGGACGTGGTGCCACTAAGAATCGTGGTATGAACAACTCACAAGTATGGGGACAGACTCTTGAGAATGTACCCGCAAAAGAGTTGATCGCAGCAGGTGCTATTCTTCCCCCTAAGGTTGTTCCCTTTAAGACTGATCGAGTCAGGGACAAGTCTAACAACTATCAAGTCGATGCAGACAACTTGATGGACATTCTTGATTCTTTGGACAGTCAGCAGTCAGCAAAAGTTTTGGTGGCAGCACCCAGTTCAAAGATTCTTGGCAACATGCTTGGTCATACTCTCATCCTTGATTATCTCAAGGAAAATGGTTATGACGTACTACACATTACATCTAAATTTGGTGCAGTCATCAATGGCAAAAAAGTGGGACGTGAAGAGTTTTTCGATACTCTCACTAAGTGGGGCAACGATAACGATCGCAGGTTCGTTGTTTTTCACTACAGCATCCTCTCTGAAGGTATTAATGTTAATGGTCTCACTCATACTGTTTTGTTGAGGAACTTGCCGATCATCGAAATGGCACAGACTATTGGTCGAGTCATTCGAGTTCATAAAGATGACCGCAAATCAGTAGAGGAAGGACTTATTCCAGTTGGTGCATTCAACCTCTACAAAAAACAGTTCGGACAAGTAACTGTTCCTACTGGTTACAAGTATGGCGATCGTATTGCACAGAGGTTGCAGAATGTCATCGACTATATCTTTGTAGAGGGAATTCCACCTCTTGCATACTGTTGATGTGACAGTTGTATAAGTGTCTACTACTGGTTGCAATCTGGTAGTAGATCATTTATATTAATAATGTCGAAACAAACAAGGCATGGGTGATCTCACGCTGACTCTCGCTTACATTATCAAGTGCTAAGGGATACCTTGAGTCAGATGGAAAAGGTCTTTAAGTCGAACCTCTTAGTTTTGTTTCGACCCACCTATATTTTTCTTTATTATGATTGACGTTGAACTCACTTTTGATGAAGCATATCAGTTTATTAAACTGTATGATATTCTCAGGGATATGGATATGCCCCTAACAGAAAAGCAAATGACTGTATTTGAAAAAGTACAATATGCTCAAAGCGGTTCACGTTATCAGGGAGCATAATAATGGTCAAAATTGAATTAACGTTAGATCAATTTATGGAACTGTATGATGCAGTCAAAGATCTACCTGACATCTATAAATCTGAAGCAGCAGCAGGAGAGTATGAATTGGACATAGGTCATCGAGATCTATTTGAAGCAGTTGAAGTACTGGAAAAAATTGCATCAAAAACTAATGTTGAAGTTATTGAATTTAAAGAGGTAGATGTTGATGAATAAATACTACAACTTGGTAGATCTACCTGATGAACTTTATAACCCAATAGTAAAACAACTATGGGCAGCATTTGAAAAGCAGTATGGAGAACTACCAGATAATGCAGAACTTTCAGTAAGGGTTTACTACGATGAAAATTGAAGATGTTACCGATAGTCCAAAAGACTGGTATGATTTTTGGTACAACTCTACAGACTATTTGAAAGAGTTGGAAGAAGATGGATTTTACTTTGATGATAATCTAGGGTTATCATATCAAATTGAAGGGTGGACTGGTCAGGATAATGATTCTGTTTCAGAGTATCAGAAAAAGATTTATGACGAAGCAGCAGATGTGACAGTTGAATAAGTGACCACTAAACCCCCCATTGGGGGTTTTTTTATGGCATTATAATAGAGTAAACACACAGAGGTCTTATGGATTTGCAACTCGAACGTGAGTATGCTATTGACAACATGGCAGATTCACTCTTTGATCAAATGAAATCCCTTATCAAAGTTGATCAGCAACTTGATGCTCTCGCAATTTGTGAAGAGTGGTTGGTAGATGGTAAAGACCCGCAAGATGGCGATTATAAGTTTATCTTCCTTAAAAACTTCACATTGGAGGACAACTAAAATGAGAATGATTCATTCACTTTATTTTGGTAGAGCATTCTGGTTAGACGAGGACAATGAACTCATGTCTTGCCCTTGGTTAAAGGATGGTACTCTACTTGATGATCAAGCAGACTATGTTTCAGAGTGGACTGAACTAGAGGGAATCAGTTTAAGTGCATTACTTCCTATTCACAGAGATCTATTAACAGAGGTAAAATCATGACTAGAGCAGATCAAGAATTTCAAGACTGGATAGATCAATGCCCTGACATGCTCAAGTTTAGACTTGAGTACATTGACGTCAGAGCAGATATTGAAAACGTCATCCAAACCTATGAATATGAATTCAGCGATGATGAAACAAAAGAAGAAGTGATCGAGTCAGTACTTGATGAGTTTTACAATCAAGACTGGGCAGACCACAACAATTTTATTTCCTACCTTATTGACGAGCAAATCAAATGAAAACTATCAATGTTCCCCTAACCTATGATCAACTAAGTGATATGATCTATTATCTTGAGTGGAAGATCTCAGAGATAAATGAAGCAGGATGTGATCTGGAATACCCAGACATTGAGAACACACTAGAACAATTAGTTGAGACTCAAGATAGACTCAGAGTGAGAACTAATGAAGAGTATGAACTCATGATGAAGAATAGAGCAGAAAAACCAGAAGAAATGTGGTAGTGTGCCAGTTGTATTAGTGGCACACAGTTTCCCCATTCAGAGTTATTTTACTCTATTATAATAGTAGTTAAGCAAAGCACTTATGAACTCATCATTCAACGATTTTATTGAATACGTCAAGTCATTCTATGGTTATGGCGGTATCTATGATCAGGGTAGAACTAGAGAGCAAATTGCTTATTGCACATGCCTCTATCTTGATGCTATTGCTCATTATGATAGCGATGTTTATTCATGGGGTGATGGTGATAGTTTAGACAGAGAGCGTGTAAGAGACATCATGAACAACATTTATGATGGTGGTTACAATCCATTCGCACACTTAGCAGAAGAGGTGACAGCATGAGTTGTTGCACAGAGTGTGGAAGATCTGTAGATTTTGGGTCAGGATGGTACGTTAACAGAGTACCGTCCGATGGTGGTTACATGTGTGCAGAATGTGCATCCTTAGAATGTGATCGATGTGACCAGAAAATACCACTTGATGAAGATATTACACCTAACGATGTTTACGGATGGGATGATGATGCCCCTGTTATGTTTTATGACTTCGCACACAGAATTTGTGAATGTTGCTTAACAACAGAAGAGAGAAAACTTTACACCTTACAATGCTCATGACATACGACAATCAAAAAGAAATCACAATCAAATTATCCAAACGTGAGTTAGGATTATTGAACCATATAACCAGAGGATTATATCGTAGAATTGACAGCGATGTAACAGAGTGGGGTTCAAGTTGTACTGGTCACGATGTGATCGAACATGACTATTTTGGTAAAGATGCAATCGTGGGTGCTTATAAAGAAATTAAGAATGCAGTAGACTCATTCTATACTGATGAGAATGAATTAGAACTTCCTAAGGATAGCAGAGGGAACCGCAACCCAAGTTGGGTTTAGACCACTTGACAAAGTGGCACAAGACCCCTTGATTTTTGCCCAAAAACGTGTCATACTATTAGTATAAAATTCATTCAGTTTAAAATGCGATATTCAGTTCACGTCCCATCCGCCCCATTTGAAAATACAAGTTTTGTTGACTTGGATGACTGTTGGGGTCTTTGCTATGATCTTGCCCAAGAATATGGATATGCCGAAGTGCGTTATGGTGCATGTTTGATGGGTTCCTATACAGACAAAGATTAAACTGGCACACAGTTCCCCCATATTTCAAATCAATCCTTTATAATAGAATCATGAATCAATTCCTCTACACAATCGAAACACCCGCCAAAACAATCGGTGGTGATGTTTATACAAATGACCTTGAGACCGCTGAAAACGGATGCATCGAATGGGCATCCGATTATGGTTACTCATGTGTTCGCAATAATGTCACAGGCGAAATTGTCTTTGACTATGGTGACATTTTTGAAATGGTCGAGCAAGGCATTGTGTGACAGTTGAATATGTGTCACACACTTCCTCGCATTGGGTATCAAATGCCCTATAATAAGAATAACAAACAAAGGAGACAAATGTCACACGCAGTCAACACCGAAATCCTTGAAAATCTTTATGAAGAAATTCTTGATGATCTCTCAGCAAAAAACATTCAATGGGGCATCATGGCACCAATGTCAAGACTCGAAGAGATCGCAGCAAAGGAAGCAGAAAAAAGATTCGAGGAGTTAGCACAATGAAGGGTTTAAACATCGATCTCACAAATGGACAGTACTCAATGTTATATGACATTGTAGTAAAGGCAAATCCAGTTGATGCAGATCCCAACTTTGACGTCCAAACATATGACAATCTATTGGACGCTATTTGTAAAGCAACAGTTACTTATCTCAAATGATCTCAGAAATTCCAAACGTCCCATTTTATGATTTTCCCCAGAGTCCGATTTTAATTCTCGGATTCTTTGGAATTCTAGTCGCTATGTTCACAGTTTACACAGTCAACAAAGCATACTTTAACAGTCCTTACAATCCTGATAACCAAAAATGAAAAATCTTTGCATCCCATCATTCAACGATACTGAAGCAAAATGGCGAGAGTATCACGAAGAATACGAAGAGAAGTTTACAACAGAAACTTATCAGGCACATATTGCCATTGCTCAAAAATACCCATTCATTTATAATGAGTATGGTTTACCTAGGGAGTTCGATTAATGAAGTTTAGTAAAGCAGAAATCGATTATCTTTTAGATGCAGTACGTTATCACTATTACATGAACGATGACATCAAAAAAGATATAATTGATATTAACGCAGAAATCCAAAGAAAATTACATGAGTGTGCCAATGAATAAACTGGCACAACATGGATTGATTTTAATCTCATTACTCTTTATAATAAGTACATAACAAACATTCAAACAAAAATGAATCTATCAGCAACTTACACAGAACCAACAAACAGAATCAAGCAGAGAATCTTGAAAGATGGCAACTTGTCAAATATGGCATGTTGTTGTTCAAACTGGTCAGAGTTCGTTGTTGAAATCAACGAATGGGGTATTGATACTCTAGGCGGTGTGGAATTTGATTCACTTGATGAGTATCAGATTCAGACTCTTGATTTATTCATTCAAGCAGAAAACGGTTACTTAAGAGAGGAGGGTTAAGTCATGAATGATACAGGACACGATTATTCTTATGTAACAACTAAAGAGCAATTTATCGAAGCAGCATTTGAAATTGCCTTTGGAGAGAATGCAATAAATCGAGATTTCGATTTTAATAGTGTATTATGCGAACTTCATAAGTTTAGCGATGAGGCACTAGAGTTAAGCGAAGGTATGTGACAATTATATTACCGTCCACTTCATGTAGTCATGGGGTGGATTTTTCTTTATAATAAACTTAATTAAACAAACTAACATGACCATCGAAGAATACAAACAACTCATGAAAAGAGACATTCTTAAAATTGGGTTAGACGTGGATGAAGCAACTGAAGTAGTCGAGGACGATGACTATAAGGTTACAATCGACTACGACAAAATGACAACAACATTCGAGGTTAAGTAAATGAAAATGACCAGAAAAGAGTACGAATTGCTTTATAACGCATTCAAAAACTATCGTGTGTATATGAGTGACGATGACATGGTTATGAGTGAAAATATTTTAGATAGGTTATTTTATTTTAATTTTGATCAGTTACCCGCATTTAATGAGGAGGACACGGAAGAGGATCCGCAACCCCATTTAACCCTTATAACTAATGATGAATAGAAAGCAAAATGAGTTGGAATCTAATCCCTTGGTCAGAGCAAACAACTAACATAATGGCAACTATGACCTATGCCGATTTAATCGAAAAGTTACAACAATTAGATGAAAAGCAACTTAAAAAAAATGTTGCTATCTATGATGAACACCTTAATGAAAAGTGTTTGGTACATAACGAATTAATCTTTTTTGATAACAATCAATTTCCCTATTTAAAGATCTAATGAAATTCAAGAAAGGCGATTATTACTCACTTTTTAGCATGGTAGAGCATGAAGGGTTTATTAACTTTCAATGCTCAGATTATGTAACCTTAGTGTTAAGAGAGTGGGAGAAACCCGAAGCATTACAACATGGTGCTAGGAATAAATTCCAACAAGTGCAATTAGTTGTTTTTCCTTGGCAGTATAAAGATTTAAAGTTTTTAGGACGCAATCATTATGAGAAAGAAGAGCAATCCGCAGACATTAAATAACATTCATTATAGTGCATTTTGGGAACTATGTAAAGAGTTAACCGCAGAGACTTGGGAGGTCTTAAGAGAGATCAAAAAGAGACAGTTTAGACAGTTCCGCTAATAAATTGTAAAAACTGTTAAATATTAAAATAAATGTAGTTATGTGTTTAATCTTTGAATATGTTGGGGAGTTATTGGAGTCTTAGCACGCAATCACAGAACCGTCAAGTATTCTCAGAGAACCAACACAAATTTGACAGAAAACCATTTTTCGAGTATAATAACTCTGTAAGGGTTCAGAAAACAACTCTAAGAAACATGCTTCCAAACCTAGTTGCACCTAACCAGTATAAGGAGTTGCTGAAACTCTACGAGTCTGGACAGTTACCCATAGAAGAGGGTATTTCATTGTTTCAGTTTTTAATCGATACCGAACAATGTTGGGATGATTTGGAGTTATCTAGAGTTGCTAATTATCTCATCTCAGAAGGTTTTTGTTATTATGTGTACACGCCTTAATGTAACCCTATGATTTACAAAGTTTACTCAGAGCAATGCGAACTAGTTGGAGAGTTTAGTTCAATTTATGACATGGAACATTTTATGGACGATGTTAGAAACCAGAGGGGAGAACGCTATAAGAATACCCCACGGTTATCGGTCTTTGATTATATAAAATCAATCGGTTACTATATGGAAATTGTAGAGGGTGTGACAGTTGACAAAGTGGCACAAGGGGACTACACAGGGGTTGCTAAGGGGTTATAATAAGTACATAACAAACAAAGGTAAAACACATGAGAAAAATTGAAGCACAAATGAACAAAGCAATCCGCAACGGTTCAAACTTCAGTTCATCTAATACTTCAGTCTCTCACGATAGCGAAGGCGCAAACGTTTACCTACATGGCAATCACATCGCAACAGTAAAGGATAACAGCATTCTTTTATTCGATGGCGGTTGGCAGTCAAACACCACTAAATCACGCCTTAATGCTTTACTCGATGAATTTTCATACGGTGCTAGAGTATTTCAAAAGCAATTTGAGTGGTTCGTAGGTTACAAGAATTTAACAGAGGATTTTGTTAACGGTTTTGAACTTGCTATCGACTAGTTGACAGACTACTCAAAAGGGTGTATAATAGAGGGGTAATCAATCCCCTCTTTTTTATTATGTAATAATAGCAGTTTCTTATATATTATAATAAACAGTCGAGATCGCAGTCATAGCGCGGGTTCTCGCCCTAAAATCGCGCCCTAAACTAAAAAAGGTCTACTACCCTAACCTACAAAGGTTCCCCAGGGCACTCGATATATTATTCCAAAATCTAAATACATCCAGATTCAAAAATTTTTCGGAGAAAAAAATGGATCCCCAGACCCGTGTAGAAAGACAAGATGCCCGTCTATGGGCAATCGAGCAACTCATTAGACATGAAGGTATGCTAGATCCTCGAATGTATGAATGTGCCGACTATGCAACATCTTTAGGTTCTGTGCAACATTGGAAAGATCTATATACACTATGGGTTGAGTGGAAAGCAAACAATCCCTCTAACAACCCCCAGATAAACCGATTATAGATGAAACATGTCACACAGATTCTACACAACACTCGAAGAAGACGACTTTGGTGACCTCATCCTTACGATTCCCTACGAAGTGTGTGAAGAACTTGGATGGACGGTCAACACAGAACTAGACTATACTATAGAGGATAACTCTTTTACCTTGAAGAAACGTGATGAACAATGAAACTGACGTAGCACAAGCACTAAATGCTGTTAACGAGTGTCTTATTGCACTTGGTAAACGTGTAGCAGATTTAGAAGAGTATGTTACTACAATGAATATTGCTGAGAAGGTGTTATATAAACCAAGTGGGACTGATAAGTACTTAAATATAAAGGAGAACTACGATCATATCTACAAACGTTTGGATAAGATTGAGAACGAGGGACCATGGGATGTAAAATAGTAGACGGACGTGCCAAACAAATCACTGATGTATGTCAGGATGAGAATGGATGCCCTAGATTTGAACCGATTCCTGCTGATAGGACTATCGGTATCACTTATAGAGAGTATCCGAAGAGCACTATCCGTACAAATCTGAATAATTTAAACAGTTACTCTGTCAATGTAACTGGTAACGAAGGACAAGCTGTAATGTATCCTTCCGTTTTAGTCAGTGCAACTGCAGGGCAAAGCACCTTTGGACAGAACCCTGGACAGTATGTACAACCTTCTTCTGCTGCGAACTGTGGTAAGTTAGTTCGATCATCAGATATATGTGTTGGTAGAAGTAATGGTGCCTTTGCAATATACGATTACTTCCCCAGAGAACTTTCTTTTGGGTTTCAATCGAGTGATACTTGGTTTGCTTATATCTACACGATGAATCAGAATGCAGGGCAGATTGGTATTGCTTCTTATATCATTGAGGATGAGGAACGAGGATCCACTGGAGGTACTTCAGACGGGACCCCGACGGGCGATCCACTACCTAGTAGTTTCATTGCAAATACTATTTGTCACCCATGTGCTAATTTTACCTGCACCCCCGCTTCCACACAGTGCTCATATACGATTGAAAGTGATATAGATTACACTGGAGACCCCGACTGCCCCCACCCGACGCTTTTTGGCATTGGTACAGACTCTTTTAAAGTGGTGTTTACCTATGATTCTCTATCCACTACCATTCCAAACGGTGTGACGGACCTCTCAGTGTCCTATGATGGGACAAATTACTCCGATGCATGGAACGAAGGTGAGAATGTAGGTATTCAATTTGACTCTCCACAGAATACTTGGCAAGCAGGAGACGAAGCATCAGATACTTTTACTGTATATTCTCTTGAACAGACAGGTAAAACTGGTCTTCAAGTGAATGTTCGTATCGAACCGATCATCGATGAGTCAGGATCCACTGTAGCATTCACTGGAACACGATGGACTATCCTAGATATCGTCTCTCCAGGCACAGGATACGCTGTAAATGACACGTTTAACATCAGTCATAGTCATACTCACCCCGATAACACTGTTACAAACTTTACATTAACGTTAAAAGTCACTGCAGTTGGACCCATTGAGTCTCAATCTGGGTCAATTTCTGATCTTTTACGGACTGGAGACACTTTAAATGGTCATACAATCACTCGTGTTCTTCATGGACCGTCTGTTGACAGTGATTATGACACCAATGAAGGACTTTTCCCCTATCATTTTGCATATTTGAATGGAGGAGGCAACAATTTTACCAAAAATACCTCTTATACAAGTAACCGCAACCATCAAGTTACTGCAGTTGCAGGTTACGGAATCACAGATGTAGGATTTTTTGGTGGACTTTACGAGTTTACGGAAAAATCTGTTCAGTATACTACTGGTTTTGTCGATAGAAACGCTCCTGACGTCTATAATACTCTTGTTCAACCCGAAACCACCGTCCATTTAAGGAACGGAAGAGTCGATCGCGTTGAAATTAACCCAAATGGAGGAGGATCAGGGTGGAATACACTCGGAAGAATCCCAGAATTGAGTATTACTGCTCCTACCGTGGCGTCTGGAGAGCAAGCGGAGGTAGAAGGAGAGTTTGTTAACGGTGTTTTGACCAATGTTATCGTCACAAATCAAGGAAGCGGATACATTGAGACCAATCTTCCGCAAGTTTCCGTAGTAAATGTGCATAAACAGTCATCTTTTACTGTTGAAGACGCTGCTGTGCGCGAATATGGGTTCGATAACCTCACTCATTTCTACAAAACCTTCCCAGAAGCAGCGGATGCGTTCCCAGAACTCGATCAAACAGCGATTCAATCGATTTTATCGCAACATGAGACCTTAAAAGCGAATGTTGAACCCGTAAAGTCGTATAATATTGTCGAACCGAACGTAGAAATCAAAAAAGACCCCAATTATAAGCGCAGAGACCCGATGGTACAACGTCATTTTGCCAGAAGCGACGTAACACCGCTAAAAGAAGGTCTTGTTCCGAAGCAAGAGTACAATCAAGTTGACTTTGTTGACTTTGGACCAACAAAAGAAGCGCAAGATCTCAAAAAATCTACTAAAGAACTGTTTGAAACACTCAAAAATGAGATTCCTAATGATATGGAGGCGTTGATTCAAGATCAAATCCCAGAATTTAGCGTTCATGATGAATCTTACGTCGAAACCGTGCGTGGACCGTTCTCTGAACTGCCATATGCCTCAGATCTAACTAAATACTTCATGAGACAGTTTATACCTGACGGAAGACAGAACGTTAACATTAGTGTTACACTTGGAGTTAAGCAACTAAACAAAGGACACGCGCATTTTAACTGTAGTGCCTTAGCATCTTCAAGAGCAGATTCAACAGACCCTACTACTGGTCAAGTTACATCATCTACATTCTCATTTCCGTTTGGTCAAGTGCCTCAAGGACCTGGTTGTCAAGATTGGAGTGCAACTGGTGCAATGAGCATCCGTAATGACTTTACTAATGCAACACAGACGATGGCAAAGGCAACTAGATTATACGGTAACCCTTATAACGTAACGTAATGGCAGGACATCAGGCAGCAGCACTCTTTATGGGCACATGTAGTGGTCATGGTAAGGCAAATGGTGTAAACTGGCACGCAGGACCTGGTGGAGGTATTCTATCTCCTTGTCCTCACCCCTCTCTTGCGTCATATATCACACCAAAGGGTATGGCGATTGCTGATAACTTCGCAACATGGTTACCTACAGCGCAAAAACCTCTTGTAGAGGCAGCAGTCGCGAAAAGAAATGTAATTATCAATAAAAAGATCCCGATCATTGATCAAGATGACTTGATTCCGCATCCTACGAAGACAAAACACGTCACTATGTCGAAAGGATACAAATGTTTCACGGTAAGGAGCACTCCTGCGTGGCATTGTACTATTGGAACAGGCGGAGGCGGACGAGAACCTGCTAAAGGTCACAATCGAAGACTTTTTGCAACTACAAAGACGGTATTCATAAACGATAAACGCGCAGGTCGAATGGCAGATCCATTTGGCGATAAGAGTGTTACATATCCATGTTTGAGTGTTGTTGCAGGAGCAAGTAAAGACGTTTTCATCGGAACCTGATAAATAAAGTGGGATAGCAACCCCAATAAAAGTTCTATTGCCCCTTGCAAGCGACTTTTATGGTAAATCCCGATCGCGATCCAAAGTACATGAAGGAAACTCATGGAACTGTAGGTTTAGTCACAGATTATGGTTCGACTGCCTACATAGAGAAAGCAAAAAAAGAAAAAGAAGTTAAACCACTCACTAAATGGCGTTAAAGGATATTAAAGGTCAAAACTTCAAGAGGTCTCGAAGATTCGATGACCTCAACATTGCTTTGACTAAAAATCCCTTTACAAATGACGTTTACAGCGTGAAAAACGACAACGCTATTAAGCAAGCAGTTAAAAACTTGGTTCTCACTATTCCTGGTGAGAAACCATTTCAACCTCTTGTAGGTTCAAGAGTAATGGAGTTACTTTTTGAACCATTAGATGCATTTACCGCAGATGCAATTAAGCAAGAGATCATAAATACCATTACACAGTATGAACCAAGAGTAAATCTTACTAAGGTAGATGTTACACCGATCTATGCTAACAACAAGCTCAATATAACGGTTGAATATCAAATTGTTGGATTGCCTATTGTTGAATCGATATCCTTTGTCTTACAGAGACCCGAATAATGCAACCGAATAATCTAACAGCACTAGACTTTGAAGATGTCAAAGCAAGTATTAAGTCATACTTAAGAACTCGCTCCGAGTTCACGGATTATGACTTCGATGGTTCTGCGTTATCCTATATGGTAGACGCTCTTGCCTATAATACCTATTATTCTGCATTCAATGCTAACATGGCGTTGAATGAAGCGTTCTTACCGTCTTCTACTGTTAGAGACAACGTAGTTAATATTGCCAAGTTGATGAACTACACTCCTAGGAGTCGTATTTCATCTAGAGCGTCTGTAAAAATTGATATCCAGACAGATCAAGCAAATGGAGTGTACCCAAGTAGTGTTACCCTTAAAAAAGGTCCTATTGCAACTGGTGGTAACTTCGTTTGGAACATTTTAAGAGATACTACTGCTGAAGTTAGTCCTACTACTGGTCTTGCTACATTTCCTGAGATTTGCATCTATGAAGGACAGATCGTAAACTTCCAATACGTTGTTAATACCTTTGCTAGACAAAATTATACTATTCCTTCTGCAGAAGCAGACCTTGCAACACTCAGAGTTAGTGTAAAGGCAAACGAGACTGCCACTGCAGCAGATATTTACAACCAAGTAGACACTGTTACTGGTTTGACCGCAACGACCCGCGCATACTTCCTTAATGAAGGTGAGGATATGCGTTTTGAGGTTAGGTTTGGTGATGATAGTGTTGGTAGAGCATTAAAAGACGGAGAAGTTGTACAATTAGAGTATTTGGTAACCTCTGGTAAGGATGCAAATGAAGTTCAAGCATTTAACTACATTGGAACTGCTGTAGACTCCTTAGGAAACAATATTCCTCCCTCTCAGGTAACACTTACCGTATTACATCGTTCTCAAATGGGAACTGATGCGGAAAGTATCGAATCTATCAAATATAACGCGCCTAGGTTCTACGCTTCTCAATATAGAGCAGTAACAGCACAAGATTATGCGTTGATCACTCAAAGAATCTATGATAACGCAGATTCTGTTGTTGCATACGGTGGAGACAGTTTAAATCCTCCGATTTACGGAAAAGTCTTTATTGCAATCAAAACAAAGACTGGATCCCTTCTAAATGACGCTACAAAGAAGGAAATTGCTGCTGACCTTAGGAAGTATGCTATGGCATCGATTGACCCTGTTGTAGTCGATCCTGATAACGTATACATCTATACAAAAGTCTTTGCTCTATACGATACTGGAGCAGGAAGTAGTTCTTCACAAATTAAGACCGATATTCAGAACGGAATCAATGATTGGGCAACTCAAACTCAAATCAATAACTTCAACTCAACGTTTAGGGGTTCCGCATATGAAAAAGCAATTTCTCTTTCTAATAATGCTATCACTGACGTTTCACTTCAAACAACTACTCTAAAATACATTTTACCTAATAGTAATCAGACTAATACTTACTGTATCAGCACTGGTAGCGGACTTTACAACTCTGCACCTTCTAAAGACGGTGATGATGGTACATGTAAGAAAGAACCCGTATTACTATCAGGAACATTCAGAACTGCAGACCGCCCTGGTGTAGATCAGCAGTTTGAAGACGATGGATATGGAAATCTACGCATATTCTACAATACAGGTACTAAAAAGGTATATACGAACAACGCAATCGGTACAGTCAACTATGACACTGGTGAAATCTGTTTTGGACCAGTAAATGTGATTAGTACAGGAACAAACGTGCCATCTAACTCTGCAGTTAATATTACAGACTCTGTAACTGGTGCAGGTAGTGTTACGGATCCGTCACTTCTTCCTGGAGATCTTAAAATTCCTGTTGTGACGATTCCTGCTAACAGTGGTACTATTCCTGCTTCCACACCTGGAACAATCATCAATATTATTGCTCCTGAGGTTACAGTCGCTCCGATTGGTACGACGCCACCTGCCTCTGTCCCTCTAAATAGTTTGACACCAACGATATTTGACGACACACCGACGACGGTGGAAGTTGCACCTATTGATAACAGTGGTGGTCTAAACACATCAACCTGTTTTAGTTAAAGCGTAGATGAACAACATTAATAAGGTTTCCCAGTCGATTGAGTCCCAATCACCCGACTTTATCGGGCAGGAATACCCCCTGTTCAATAAGTTTCTTGAGTACTACTATAAGTCACAAGAGAAGACTGGTTTAGGACAAAATATTCTTAATAACTTTCTTGGATATCTTGATATCGATAAACTCGATATTGGAATCTTGGATGGTTCGACTACGCTTGTAGAACCTATTACAAACAGTTCAGATAAGATTGTTGTTGAAAGTATTAACCCTTTCTTAGAATCTAATGGTTCTATTCTGATTGGTGATGAAGTCATATATTATGAAGGTGTTGATAAGTCTCCAGAAATTGCACTTTCTCCTGGTATTTCCTACGAACAGGTAAAACTCAAGTGGACCACTCTTGCTAGTCTAATCAATACTTTTGACGGTACTACTACTTTATTTCCCCTAAAATCACAAGACAGTCCGATTGCTCCCCCTTCAGCACAGCATCTGATTGTTTCTTTGTATGGTAAGATTTTAATTCCGAATATCGATTATACGATCAGCGGATCAAACATCAACTTCACTACTGCTCCTAGAACCAAGATTCCTGCTGACGATGCAGGTTCAACTTATATCTACTATCTCAGCGGTTTTATTGAGAACACCATTTATGGATTAGATAATCTTTCTGGTGCTTTTGGAGATGGTAAAAAGCAATTTAGTCTAACTCGTAACGGTGCTAGGTATGAACCCGAAGTTGAAGAATATTTAAACGTAATTTACGATAATCGCCTTTTAGTTCCAAAAGTTGATTACTTCTTAGACAAGGATCAATTTATTTTCAAAGAAGCACCTCTGAATGGTCGTTTCTTATCAGTTCATTCGATTGAGGCACCTATTCCTTCTTTTGGTGCAGGTGCAGTTGGTTTTGCTCGTATTAGTGACACTGGACTTTTAACAAGCGTCTCTTCTAGTGCTATTGGTACTGGATATCGTTTTGAGTATCCTCCTCAAGTCAGAATCAACTCTGATGAGGGTTCTGGTGGTGCTGCAACTGCCCTTGTCAATGGTTTGAAGACAATCACCCTACTTGAGGGTGGAAGAGGTTACAGCACGACTAACCCTCCTGTTGTACAAGTACAATCACCCACTAAAACTGGTTCTAGTCAAGCAACTATTACAGCAACTGTTACTGGTGGTGCAGTTACTGAATTGAATATCACTAATTCTGGTTCTGGATATACTTTTACTCCTAGAATTACTTTTGTTCAACCAGGTGGTGCAAAATTAGGTGCACCTGTAATTACTAATGGTCAAGTTACTTCTATTCCTGTTACTGACGGAGGTTTTGGGTATACTACTGCTCCTACGGTTTATATTGATGAACCAACTGGTGATAACGCAATCAAGGCAGCATTAAGAGCAAATATCACTGATGGTAAGGTCATCAGTATCACAGTTTTGAATGCAGGACAAGGATATCATGATGGTGCTCATCAAGGACATGGTGGCGGTGCTGCACCTAGGGTTGCTATTATTGATCCTGTAGGTGCACAGGTATTAGAAACTGTAGTTGATGGTGATGGGCGTGTTATCAGAATTGACTTACTTAATGGTGGTAGCGGATTTGATGATGTTCCCTCTGTTTACATTGTAGATAATAGAACTAACGGTGGTACTGGCGCAACTGCTGTTGCTTCTATTTTCAATGGTCAGATCACTGATATTAATATTACAAACTTTGGTAGCGGATATTCTGCTGCTAATCCTCCTGAGATTGTAATTCAAGCACCTCCTCAAGCAAAAGCATCTGCAGAGATTGGTCTGAATGAGGTTACTGGTTTCGTAGTCACTGAATCAGGTAAAGGGTACAGTAAAGCAGCATTTACTGGATGTGCAAGAGCAGCATCTGGTATTGTCAAGTATACTGAAACTGGTAATGCAGTATTCAGTAATAACACTACTGCTGCAGCAGCACCTATTGGTTCTTCAGTTAAATGTTTGGATGCACTCTTTGTTAAGAGACTTTTAGACAAATATACTGAGCAGTTCTTACCAGACGTTCCAGAACTTGACTATTCAAAGATCGATGTTCGTACAGCGATCAAAACTATTAAAGATTTTTACTCTTCAAAGGGTACTTCGTTTAGTATCGCATATCTGTTCAAGTTACTTTACGGTGAAACTGTTACAGTTACATATCCTAAAGACCAAATCATCAAACCCTCTGCAGCAACTTGGTCTATTGATACTATTCTTCGTGCAACTTTAGTAAGTGGTAATCCTGAGAACATTAGAGATGGTCTGTTAACTCAAGAAGCATCTATTGCTGATCCTAATGTAACTAATGCAAGTGCACTAGTTGAAAACTATATTTCAATTAAAACTTCTGATGTAGAGATTTTTGAACTTGTTCTCTCTGAAGAAACTATTGTTGGGACGTTTACCGTACCATATAAGACAAAACTTGCCGAACCTCTTAATACAACCGATTCAATCATTACGGTTGACTCTACTATTGGTTGGCCAGAAAGAAACGGTGAGTTTGTTATTGGTGCAGGTGCTACTACTGAAGTTGTTCAATATAAAGAGAAATCACTCAACCAGTTTATTGAATGTACTCGTTCAGTAAATGGTATTGTAGAGGATTGGGATTCTGCTACTCAAGTTGCTTCTAACTTCACTGTATTTGTTAATAAGGGAACACCACAAGAAGTGGTGCTGAATGTTGTTGGTATCGTTGATGCACAACAGACTGTGCTTACTGACACTGGATCTTACTACCTACCTGGTGATAAACTCACTGTGTCGAAACTAGGTGGTACTAGCACCGATCCTCATTTAACTACATGGTTGTATAACGTAAAAAAACTTATTAATGTTTCTAGCGTAACGTTTGGAGGTGTTAACAATAGGTTTGCAACTATTACTTGCTCAAACAATCACGGTTTGTTGGTTGGTGATCAGGTTACTGTTTATGGTGCAAACCCAATCATCTACAATGGCACATTCCTTGTAACATCTAGAGATAGTGCAACTGTATTCCAATATCAGTTACCACAACCTGCAACTGTAACACCTCAAGGTAATATTCTAGTATCTGTTGACTTAAACAAAGGTAAGTCTGATAGTACTGCAGTTTTAAATGCTATTGGTCCTTATACCACTAACGTTCAGAACTCTTTCTTCAACACACAGTATGCATACCTAGCATCTACAGGTATTCCTAACTACAAGATCGGTCCTTTCCCAGGATCTGCTCTTCTTCCAGGAAACCAACGTAAGTTAAATCGTTTCCCGATTGTTTCTCAAACAATCTCTACAAAGAACGAGGTTTCTCCAGGTCCTATCGGAACTTGGGTCAACGGTGTTTCTATTTGGTCTTATAAGTCAACTAGAAAGAAAACTTTTGGTGCTGTAACTAGTGTTGGTATTACTAATGCAGGTAAAGACTATGATGCTGCATCTCCACCAGTTTTAACGATTAGTGGTGGTGGGGGAACTGGAGCAACTGCAAGTGTTACTGTTAATGGTTCTGTTTCTGAAATCACTGTTACTGCAGGAGGTTCTGGGTTTACTTCTTCTCCTCTAGTCTCTATCGTTGGTGGAGGCGGTTCTGGAGCGTCTGCAACTGCTATTATTACAAAAGGCGTTGTATCTAGAATTCTAATCAACTCAGGCGGTACTGGATATACCTCACAACCTTCTATCACTATTGTTGGTGGCGGTGGTACTGGTGCACAAGCAACTGCATCTGTTCGTGGTCCTATTCAAGCAGTTACTGTTGGATCAGGCGGTCAATCCTATACCTCTACTCCTAGTGTCACATTGAGTTCTGGTAGTGGTGCTGTTGCTCAAGCAATCGTACAGAATGGTCGTATTATTTCTATCGCTATCATCTCTGCAGGTTCTGGGTATACAACTGCTCCTGAGATTACTATTCAAGGTCAAGGTTTTGGTGCTGTTGCTAGAGCATCTATTGATACTGATGGCGAAAACGCAGGTAGAGTGACTAGTATCTCTATTATTAATAGAGGTATTGGATATTCTCAAGGAACTACTATTATTAATTTAAACTCTGTTGGTTCTGAAGCAACCTTCAGTGCTAACGTATTTGAGTGGACTTATAACTTACAAGCAACTACTACATTTGATGATGCCAAGGGTTCTGTATTTGAAGGTTACAATAATCAGTATGGTGGTGAATATGCTCACTTATCAAACCCTCAAACTTTAAGATATATCCTTGGTGATAACTTATTCGAGAATACTGCCTTCCAAATTAAAGAAAGAGAGGAAGGACTACTACACTCTCCTATTATCGGTTGGGCATTTGATGGTAACCCTATCTACGGTCCTTACGGTTACTCTGATCCTACTGATCAGTCTTCTGCAATTCAAAAACTGAATACTTCTTATAGACTTAAGACAAATCTTGTTTATAATATTGATTCTAACCCAAATCCTGTTAGAGTGGCAGGACCTTTATTATCTGCAGAGGCAGCAGGTAACTTTATCGAAGACTATGAATATGTTTTTGGTCTTGGTGCATTAGATCAGTACAATGGTAGATTCTGTAAGACTCCTGAGTATCCAGAGGGTAGATATTGTTACTTCGTTACCATTGATGCTACTGAAGATGGTAATCCACTGTTCCCATATGTGATGGGTCCTAGTTTCAACTCTGTTGTTGATTCTTGGAACTTAAATGCTAATGCTGTACAGCAAAATATTCCAGAAGGTGTTGTAAGATATCGTGATCCTTATGAGAATGTTGATATTGACGTTGAGAGAGCACCAAATGCCTCTACAAACGCTTTAACACTAGAGAATGGTGATGTATTACTATTTGATGTAGAAGACGAAGATAGAAGTGGTGTTATTGAGCAAGATGAACTTGATGATCCTGATCAGGTCTTTGAAGAGTCTCCATTACAGTTATTTGACTACTTCCCCAAAGTTAAATTTGACTCTAAGGTTGATATTGAAGTTGAGACCACTACTAAGTTTGAAGATGCATCTGTAACTGGATTTACTGTTGAAAACCCAGGTATATCTTATCAGGTTAATGATAGACTAATCTTTGATAATACTGACACTGATGGTAGTGGTGTTTCTGCTCGTGTTTCTAGAATTGCAGGTGAATCGGTAGAGGCATATACATTTGAAAATATTAGTGGTAATAACTTCGGTGTATTAACTACTGTCAATCCTCATAACTTACAACCAGGTGATAGTGTCTTTATTGACTATACTCCTGTCATGGACAGCACTAATAAGACATTTGTTGTTCGTCAGTTCAAAGGTATTGAACAGATTGTAGTTAATCAAACTGGATCTGGATATAACACTGATATTCCTCCCACCATTATTATTGATGGTGATGGAGTTGGTGGTAGTCTTGAAGCAGTTGTAAGTCCTGTTGGATCTATCGACACTGTTAATATTATCAACTCTGGTTTTGGTTATACTTCTAATCCTAGAGTTATTCTTTCACACCCTCAGGTGTTTAAGAAAGCAGATTACTATGTCTCTAAGTTCTCCAATAGAAATTATGTAAGAGTTAGTGATGTTTATATTAATGATGCCAAAGAAGTTTATATTTGTGGTAAAACATATGATGCTGCATCTAATGATGTTGCATTCATTGCAAAACTTTCTGCTACTGGTGTTAAAGAGTGGGAAGCATCTTTAGAACTTGCAGGTGGTCAACAAGACTCTGAGTTCCTTAAGTTATATGTTGACGGTAAGAGTATCTGGGTTGTTGGTCAAAATAGTCCTAATAGTTCAATTCTTGCTGCATATAATCCTGATATCATTCTTTGTAAGTATACTGAAGCAGCAAACGGACTAAGTGCAGTATTGACCTTCCAAAGAGGTTATGCAGGTATCTCTGGTTCTACTCGTGGCGACTTTATTACTTCGATTAAGAAATACTCTGATACTAGATTTATTATTGGAGGATATACCAATACTAACTCTGGTGCACCTTATGATGCTTTCATTGCATCTATTGATACTAGTGGTAACTTTGCAATTAAGAGAAAGATTGCTTCTTCTAATAAGTCAGAGAAAATTACCGATATTGTCATCGATGGAACTGATGTTTATGCATCCTTAGAACTTGCTTCTACTCAATCTGAAGCAGATATTGATACTGGTGTTGCTAAGATTGCTTTTGGTACTAATACTATTGTTGTAACTTGGATTAAACAGTTTGCCAATAGTCTGTATTCAATCATGGATACTAGTCTTGCTATTGACGAGTTCAAAGAACTTTATGTCACTGGTGGTCTAAGACTCAAGTCCGATGATACTACTAGAGATAGTTTCTGGGTTGGTAAGATTAATACTGATGGTGCATTTATTTGGAACTATCGTTATCTTGCTCCATCTGGAGGATCTATCAGTGTTACTCCTTCAAGTGCAATCGATATCTTTGGTGATTTAAACATTGCATTTACTAGCACTAATAACACTAATAGTTTAACTACTGTTGATACTGTTAAGATTGGTTATGATGGAAAAATCAAGAACCATACAACTAATCAGTTTACTCAAAACAACATTGAAGGTATTACTGCTTATAGTATTGACGTTGATAACTCTGGTGATGCTCATGTCGTTGGTCAAACTCAGTGGAATAGAAACGAGTTTATCTTCCCCTTCACTGGAGGATCTCAAGTTGATACAACCAGTCACTACACATTAACTTCTACATCAACCAACAACTCCATCACATATGCTGATGACGTTGCTAAGATTAATGGTTATGCAACTGGTCAATCTACTTGGACACAAAGTAATTTACAGATTACTTCTGCTCAATTAGGTGCAAGACTTAATAGTGATTTCACTGTTGAGATGATGGTCTTCAAGAATTCTGCTACAACTGCAGTTTCTGGTATCACTCAACATACTCTTATTGCTATCGGTGATGCTGAAGAAGCAACTGGTGGTCTTTGGTTATACTATGATGTAAGCAGCGGATACTTAGAACTTGTTATCACTAACGGATCTACTAAGATCAACCAAGCAGGTGGTGCAGGACAGTCCTCCCTCAACAATATGTTTGCCGACAACACTTGGCAGTTCATTGGATTGAAGAGAGAAGGTAATATCTTTACTGTTTATGTGAATGGAATTCAAGCGATTCAATCTACAGTTCCTTCTACTGCTCTTGGTAGCAAGCATCTTTATGTTGGTCAGATCCCTGGTAGATCTGGTACTGCAGGTAACTTTAGAGTTAATGAGCAAGGTCAGTTCCATGTCGATAACTTCAGATTAAGAAACAGAGCAGTCACTCCTACAGTTCCTTCTGACGTTACTGTATTCCCGACTACAGGTGCATTTGGTTTATCTTACACTTGGACTGATACTGCATGGTTTACCACTAACCTTAACAGATATGACTTCATTGATTATGATGGATTTGCACTTAAGGCAGATAAGAATGCTGATTCAGTAAGACTCGGTACAATTTCTACACAAACAAATACTCAACTAGGATTTACTAGAACTGCTGTTTCTCCTGTTGTAGGAAGCACTCTTACCATGTCAAATACTGGTTATGGATTATCAGAGGCAGGTTTCCAATCTCTTGACTTTGATGATGCTTCACTTAGCATGACTCAAGGAACTGAGAATCTTACTTATACTCAGGATGTTTGGAGTTCTAGAACTGCAACTGTTCCCTCTCCTGGATCTCAAAAACTTAATGTTTCTGCTGTTGTTAAGGATAGATACTTCTTCAAAGTTACTCCTACAGTTAAGATCGATAACATTCAAGAGTTAACGATTAATCAATCATTTAGGTTTACTGTTGGTAGTAAGTTACGTCTTAACAATGATTCTGGACAGTTTGTCAATAGCGGTTATATTGTCAAAGTTGATGAAGCAACTAACAAGGTATATCTTGCTGTAAACATTAATACATGGACAGATGATACTAACACTGGAAACTTAGTAACTGAACAGTTTAATGAGCAATCAACTTTTGGTATTGTTGGACCTATTCCTAATGATATTAATGTCATTGAAGGTTTCTCATTCCCCTTAGTTGATAATACAACTCCAGGAACTTTTGATATTGATCTTGATAAGTACAACTTAGATGGCACTTATAATGCTGCAGGTGGTCAAAATCTTGATTCGTTTGCTAAGTTCAAACCATTTGCAACTCTTGATTACTCTGTAAGAATCGATGAAGTAGCAGGAGGATCCCCATTTATTGTTGGTTCTGTTGTACAACTAAGTTCTAGTGATGTTTCATTCAACGCAGCATATAGCACTGTACAGATTACCAATCTAACTGCTGTAACTAAAATTACGTTAGTTGCTAATCTTGATAAGATCTTACAAGTTTCTTCTGTTGCTAATAGTGATGAAGTTTATGTAATTACTGATACTAGTCACTATCTTTCTAAGGGAGATGTTATTTACGTTGATGGCAACCCATCTCAAGAAGTTGGTGGTGTGACCTATGATGAATATGATGGTGCGTTCCCTGTTGATCGTGTTATTAGTCCTCTTGAGTTTACTTACAAGTTAAATCAAGCAGCAGTGAGTTCACCTGCCACATCTGCAGGTAATGTAAACATCTTCATGAAGTCTCCAACTTTGAAGATGTACTATGGTCACCAATACATCTTTGATTTAAGTCACTCTTCACTTGTTGGTGGTAACCTATCATTTGCTAAAGATAGTCTATACAAACTTGAATACTCCTTCAACTCTATTGAAAGAGTAGGAACTCCTGGTGTTACTGGTGCAGGTGCACCAAATCCTTCTGTCAAATTAAAAGTTGACGGAGATATCGTTACTAATATTTCTTACTACTTTGACCCTTCTAGAACTGGTGCTGATTCTCCTGTTGTGCCTGGTAGTTACCTCGATGTTGTAGATTCTCCTTACAAAGGTAATTTTGAGATCTCCTCTATTGCAGGTGCTACTATTACTCGTGGTGCTGATATTATCAAGTTCCCTCTTCTCAATGAACCAGAGGGTGCTGCAGATATTAACCAAGCAAGTTATGCAACTTCATCCTTAAGAGCAGTTGGATCTATCAATGCTGTTCGTATTGTGAACCCAGGTGGTTTCTACACAAGATTACCTATTGTTTCTTCTATTCAGTCAACTAGACAGATTGAAAGAGTTCAGATTAATGATCCTGGAACTGAATATGCTGTTGGAACTTACACTGGTGTTCCTATTGCAGGTGATGGTGAAGGTGGATTTGTTACTATTAATGTTGCTGATGGAACGGATTCTGAAGGTGTAACTATTCCTGGTCAGATTCAATCTATTATTGTTACCTCTCCTGGTAAAGGATACACTACTGCATCTATCGATATCGAATCAGTGTCTGGCATCTTAGGATCTGGTTTGACTGGATCTGGTGCTGAGGTTGTCGTTGTTATTCCTCCATTCGGTTCTGGTGCATCTATCTTCACTCAAGGTTCTAGTGTTGGTAAGATTAAGAAACTTAAGAACAACAACTTTGGTTATGATTATCCTCATGACTACACTTTACGTCCTGAGATTACATTCCCAATCAATGCTCAGTTAACATCTACAAGTATTCTTGATAGTATTACAGTTACCGATCCTGGTACTGGTTATTCTCAAGCACCTGCTGTTGTCATCACTGGTGGTGGCGGTTCTGGTGCTATTGCAGAAGCAACCATTAAGAACGGTCGTCTTGATACTATTATCGTTAAGGATCCTGGTGCAGGTTATTCTTCAACTCCTACTGTATCACTGAGATCTTCATTCAACTATGTTATTAACCTTGACTTGGGACTCTTACAGTTTGCTTTCCCACATGGTATTACAAATGGTGCTCCTGTCACATTGAACGTTGTTGATACTGGTGAAGGTGCTGACTATCCTCTATCTGCAGGTGCTGTTGGTAGATTGAATGGAACTACTACTTACTACGCCATTGCAGGTGCTGCTAACTCTCTTGAACCAGATCAATTAAAACTTGCTATTACTTCTGCAAACGCTGCATTAGGTGACGCATTATCATTCGTTAACGCAGGTAATGGTCGTCAACAAGTTCTTACTGAATCTTTCGGTGGTTCTGCAACTGCAAACGTTATTACTTCTACTTTCCTTGAAGGTGAACTTGTTTATCAGGGTGAATCTCTTGCTGCTGCAACTGCTACTGGATATGTTTCGACTAACGCAGGTTGGCAGATTGGACCTAGAGTTCTTAAGATTGTTGACTATAGTGGAGAGTTCTCTACTGGTCAAAGAATCACTGGTGTGATTTCTAAGTCTTCTGGTATCATGAGTGATATCAAGGTTGCTAAAGGTGTTCTTGAGATTGGTTCTGTTACTAAAACTACTGGTCAGTTTATCGATGATGTTGGTAAACCATCTGAGATCATTCAGAAGATTCAAGACTCTTACTATTATCAAGACTTCTCTTATGCTGTTAAGTCTGCTGTTTCTATCGGTGAATGGAAAGAGATTCTTATCAAGAACGTTCACCCTGCATCGTTCAAAGTATTTGGTGAGTTAGATCTTAATGATTACGGATTTATTCCTAACAAAGAAACTTCATTCCAGTTAACAAAATCTGTTGAACTTGCAAGAGATGCAATCGTTCCTAATATTCAGAACTTTGCTCTGGTTGAACCTGTTTACTCTGAGTTCAATAATACTGAAGTACTATTCAGACAGAAACGACTAACTTCTTCTGAGAACATTCTAACCTCTGTTGTACAAAGACTTGATGATATTTCTAATCAGTTTGATGGTCAGAAGATTGCTTTCCCTCTAACTGTTGACGGTAACAACGTTGTTGCCAACGCTAACCAGTTAATGATTGTTCTTAACGGTGTTGTACAAACTCCAGAGTCTGCATTTGAGATTCAAGGTGATTCAATCGTCTTTGCAGAACCACCACAACCTCCTGCAAGTGTTAAGTATGTAAACGTTCAGATCTCACCGATTTCTACTGTTGCTGTAACATTCAATAACATTAGTGGTATCTTCCCAACTGCAGGTATGACTCTGGTTGGTACTTCTTCTGCTGCTAGACTAACTGTCACCACGGTTGTTGGTGATACTATCAATGGTTTTATTACTCAGGGAACATATACTACTGGTGAACTAGCAACTGTTGGTGCAACTGGTTTTGCTGCTAACGTTGCTGCTGTTACACCTATTTCAAATATTGGTCTATTCATCTTCGGTGAGAGTGTTACTAACCTAACAGGTGATACTGCAAAAGTTGAACAGATCAACCTTGCTAGTGGTGCTGAAACTCCTCTTGCTCAGTTACGTTATACAATCGGTGCTGCAACTACATCTATTGAGATGGTTGCATTTAAAACAGATAATACTGCTGCTGACTATGCAGTCACTGCAGGAGTATTTGTTGCAGGAACTAACTATCAGTTAGGATCTGAAATCTTTAGAGTTGACACTGTTACTACTGGTTCAGAATCTACAACTCTTACTGTAACTAGAGGACAGAATGGAACTCAAGCAGTTTCACATCAAGAAGATGCTCCTGTATATGGTACTGACATTTCAATTACTAATGATCTTACCTTAAGTAAGATTGCAGGTACTTATCAGTCCACACCTGGATTATTTGATATTCAGTTGAATGATGTTATTATTGGTGCACAGTCTGGTGTTGTTGCTAGTATTACTCAAACTTCAACTTATCAAGATCCTACAACTCAAGAGTTTATTGGTCAGGTTAATATTTCCGAAGGTTCTTCATTCTTTGGATTACTATTCAACAGAATCACTTCTCAAACTTATCCGAACGTCGTTCTTGACGATATCTCCAAGTCTCAGATTGGTGTTGTTGATTTCACTGACAACAGCACTGCATTCGACAGTAGTTTCCCTGCTAATGAGCAGATAAACAACTATGTCATTCCTTATGACAATGCAGTCGGTACTTTACAACAAGATGAATATATTCGTAACTACAAAGTAGAATACGGAAACAACAGTGGCGATTTCCAAGCAGGTGAAGATGCTAGAGTTAGAAAACTTACTTTTACTGACAGAATCGGTTCTGGTTTCTTCCAAGCAGGACAAGTCATTAGATCTAGAGATACAAAGGCAGAAGTTGTTGGTGCAAACTCTGCACGTTCCACTATCTTCCTTGGTAAGATTGCTAGATCACAACGTGGTGGTTTAGATTACAACATCTCTACTTTTGCAGGTAATGCACAGTTAGATACTGCACAGAAGAAATTTGGTACTTCATCACTACTGTTAGATGGTGCAGGTGATTACATCTCTACAGATTCATCCTCTGACTTTGCATGGGGTTCTGCAGGATTCACTATTGAATGTTATATCCGTCCTAGCGATATTACTGGTACAAGAACTATCTTTGACTTTAGAGCATCATCTGCATCTGAAGTTGCAGGTAGACTATACCTTGAAGCAGGACAAGTAAGATACAATGTAAATGGTTCTGATCTAGTAACATCTGGAGCAACTGCTGTTACTGCTGATACTTGGACACATGTTGTTGTTCAAAGATCTAGCACTACAGTCAAGATTATTCTTGATGGCGTAGAAAGAGGAACAGGAACTGATAGCACTTCCTATGTTGCCAAACCATTTAGAGTTGGTATGGATTATGCAGATGCTAACGGTTTCATCGGTCATATAGATGAAATTAGATTATCATCTACAACTCGTTATTCTACTTTACCATTCACTCCTCAAAATGGTATCTTCCAAGGTGATAGTAATGCTAAGTTGATCTATCACTTAGATGGTGCTGATGGACAAACTTATACTGATGACTGGTCTGGTACTCAAGACTTTACTATTGACGAATACTTCAACAATGATGCTATTCGTGAAACACAACGTCAAACTGGTGCCACTGCAGGATTTAACCAGAAGACACACAGATATATCAATGCTGCTGATAACATTATTTTGAACAGAGACTTCATTGCTCAAGAAGCAGTGTATATCATGAAGGAACGTTATCCTTACTTCACTGTTGTTGGTGGAGAGGTTAACTGTGAAGATGATGTTAGAGACATCTTAGATGCAATGGTTGAAGATCTTAGAAATGGATCTAACAGTCATGTTTGGGATGCTGCTGCACTTTATGTTGACAGAACTACAAACCCAGTTACTCTGTTGCATGTTTCTGATGATCTTGTTGAATCTTTATTCACATATGAGATTGTCGGTAAACTAGTTAAGTATGTTGTTAACAATACTCCATGGTCTGTTCAAGGCGATCATGGATTCACTCAGAAGTTTGATACTACAATCACTGATTCTGATTACGTCTCAACATCTCTAACTCAATTCACTGCTTCTGGAGCAACTTATAATCCTGCTACTGGTGACATGGTTGTTACTAGCAGTGGACATGGATTGGTAAGTGACTCTACTATCACTGCAACAAACGCGACATACGTTGCTACCACTGGTATTTTGACTATTACTTCTAATGGTCATAATTTACAAAATGGAGATAGGATTCAACTTGCAGACAACTCCATTACATTTACATGTTCAATGGATGGCAATTCTACAAACCATACCTATCCAAGACCTAACGATCCTGCTGCTTTAGGTTGGTTAGAAGTTCAGAATAAGACTACAAATACTTTTGAACTAAATGTAGGTAAGTCAACTGCAGTTAATTATCAACCAACAGGTGCAACTTACGATCCTTCAACTGGTATCGCTGTTCTAACACTTCCTAATAATAACTTGGAAGTTGGTCAGACAGTTAAGATTGCACAAGATTCATTGACCTTCTCTAGAGGAACTGGTGGAAATGGAACTCTTCCTGCTTCTGATAAGATTGTTTCTATCACACAAAATGGTGTAACATCTACTGCTACTGGTGCAAACTACAACCCTGCAACTGGTGTTTTACAAATCACTCAGAATGCTCATGGATTTGTTGTAGGAGATAAGATCAGAATTGCTGATAATTCACTCTCCTTCACCTGCACTAAAGATGGTAATCATGAGACTAAGACTTATCCTCGTTCCACTGATCCTTTCTCTGGAAGATGGTTAAGAATCTCTGCTAAGACAGACAATACATTTACAGTTAATGTTGGTCCTTCTTCTGCTGCAGATCAATATGCTCATACTTTCGTATCTGCATCTGCAAATGGAATTATTAAGAAGAACAATACTATTACAGTTGACATTGGAACTGATTCCAACACAAGCACACATACATTTGCAAGTGCAACCTCCAGTGCAGTCGTTTCTGGCGGTAACTACACTCACACCTTCGTATCTGCTACTACTAATGGTATTACAGTTGCAGGTGACTCTGTATACCTTGCTGATGGTGCAATATCATTCACTTGTTCTAAAGATGGAAACCAAAAGATTACCGCATACCCAAGATCTACTGATCCTGCTTCTAAGCAAGTCCTCAAGATCTCTGCCCACACCACGGATACGTTTACTATCAACGTTGGCGCATCAAGTGCTGATGATCAATACACTCACACCTTCTCAAGTGCAGTAAGTAATGCTATTACTAAATCTGAATATGATCTCACTGATTGTGTAGACGTTCAATCTACTGTTGCTAACTTACTTGATATCATCACTGACACCTTAGAAAACGCTGCTGCTGCATCACCTGTTGATCACTTAGCAACTGTTACTAAAGTGCTACCTGCCTATGAGTTTGTTGGTGGTACAGTCAATGCATACACAGAGGTTCCATTCATTGTTGATTATCATGATGCTGGCACTGATCAAATCTATACTAATCAAATTGATGTAGATGCTCGTGGCAGATTCCGTGATGCTGCTAACTTGATTCGTGCAAACAGAAAGGTTATCGTTGATAAAGCAGCATATGACATGCTTCAGCGTTATCCTGATCTTGCACTTTCTATGCCTAGAAATGCTAACGGTACATCTACTGATGGTACGTTACGTTGTAAGACTGACCTTGGATTAATCTTAGATGGATTAGCAGATGATCTTTACGATGGTGGTAACCTAGAAACTATTACTGCTGCTAAATTCTACATCGGTGCAAGCGGTGAACTACAACATATCAGATTACAAGTTTGGCAATCTGTTTATGCACACGAAAGACTTGGATTCTATGCCAAGCAAGCAGTTACTGGTGATTTAACTTACGATAACACTGACGGTATTATCGTTGGTGACTGGGGTATTACTAATGATGCAGGTGGATGTGCAAACGTCAAGACTGCGATTGATAACCTCGTAACTACAATTAATGATATCATCGCTCCGACTGGTTCTGATTTTGAGATTGCTGCTGATAGACTTTACTTCAATAGAAACTTTATCGCAGAAGAAATTACTGGACTCATCACTACTGAGTTTACATATCTGCTAAACAGTATTCAATATCAAGCATTCCAGTATCCTAACGGTGCCCTTGGTGAAGCAAAATGTCAGAGAGACTTGAAACTCATTATTGAGAGTGCAATCTCCGACTTACAGACTGGTGGAAACAATTCTACTATCGATGCTATCGCTAAGTATCTAACTGCTGCTCTAACTCTTAACATCACTGATGGTGTTGAGCAACAGTTACTTGCCACTGTATATGGTATTGAACAACTTGAAGCACTTGGTAAGAAAGCAATCGATAACTTACTCTATGCAAATGGTGAGGACACAGGTGGTACAGCAGGTGCATACTCAGCATTACATACCGATGATGCTGCAGTTCGCGATGCCTTAAGTATTTCTGACGCAGCAAGTGTCAAGAACAGATGGTCTGAACTTATTGAGATTGCTGTTAATATTCTTGCTCCTTCTAAGAAAATCGGTAGAAGTGCTGCCAAGCATATTCTTTACAACCGTAATTACTTCTTACAAGAAATTGAAACTCAAACTGTTGCTCAGTTTGGTGCAGGATCTTGGGTCTATACTGATTTTGTTAACACTACTGTTGATGATCTCATTCACGATCTTATTACAACTGATACTAAGAAGAAAACTTCTGCATACAATATCACTTTCACTGGTCTAACTGGTGTATTCCAAGTTGGTGAAGTTATTAGATCTAATGTTGGCGGTTATGCAACTGTCTTAGAATTTGATGCTGAGACTAACTTCTTAGTTGTTGGTCCTTTCACAGGCACTGCATGGGTTGCTACTAACACCTTAACAGGTAAGACATCTGGTGCAACTGCTACTGTTGGTGCTGTTGGTAGTCCTTATGACTGGTACACTGAAGTTGGTAATGTTAGAACTCTTGCTAGTGCAAGACTTATTACTTCTAATATCTCTGGTCAGATTGCAGGTACAAACCTCTGGACTAATCCAGAAGCATATGGAATCAACTGGACACCTACAACTGGTGTAACTATCACCGATGATCAAGGTGTTGCTCCAGATGATACTCAAACTGCAGAAGATGTTACTCCTAATAATGGTCAAAACGGACAGCATGAAATCAATAGAGATTACAACCTAACTGCTTTTGAAACCTTTGACTCTGGCACAGTTACTTTCGATACTTCTAACGAAACGTTTGACACTGGTTCTCCTGGAACTTCTGCATCTCAGCAGTTTACTTTCTCTGCATTTGTTAAGGCATCTGGTTCACAAGCAATCAGATTCCAATTACAACTTGATCCAGGTGGTGCAGGTGAACAGAATGCATTCTTTGATCTCAACCTCACTAACGGTACTACTGGTACAGTCTTTACTCCTCAAGGTGGTATTACTGCAGATGCATTTGGTGCCATTCCTCTCGGAGATGGTTGGTACAGATGTTACATCACTGCTACATTCTCCTTCGGTTTCAATACTCTAAGAAGTAAGTTTATTATTAAGAGTGGTAGTGGTGCTACTGTTTGGACTGGTGATGGTTCTACTGGTATTCTTGTTTGGGGTGCAAAACTTACTAAAGCTGGACTTGATCCTTATCAAGCACAAAGCGGTAAGACATTCTTCTCTGATACCGAGTTCAATACTAAGAACTATATTCTTGATCTGTTACAAACTTATACTGTTGCATCTCTTGACAATAGTTTGACATCTCCTTCTCCTGCTGCAGGATTCTATTCCTTCTACAGTTCTACTGATGCTGCAAACTATACTAAGGCATCTGTATCTGCAATGCTCAGATCAAACCTCGGAATTATCAGAAATCAACTTTCTAATGATACTTCCTATATTGGACTTACAACTTACAATGGAATCAGTCTTCCCACTAAGAAGTTTGGAACTAGAAACATTCCTGTTGGTTTCAACGGTGGACTCAATCCTGCTGATTTCGCATATGGTTTACTCAGTAGTGCATATGCTGAAGTCGAATCTGTAACTCTCAACGAAGGTTTAGTTGTACAGGTTTACTCCAGATTTAGAATCGACGGTGATATCACTGACGGTCCTTACACAATGAATGAAGTTGTTGCCAAACAGGGTGCTCCTTCTATTACTGGTGTTGTTTACGGATTCCATGAGGATGCTAACTTCAAGTATCTTGACGTCAGGATTACTGCAGGTCCTTGGGCAATCACAGATAACATTGTTGGTGCAACTAACTCTACTACTGCTCAGATTAGTGCTATTGAAACTCGTGTTCATATCATTAATCTCAAGGGTGACTTTGTTGCTGACATCCCATTCAAGGGTTACACCTCTGGTGCAACTGCACAACCTACTTCCTTCTTGAAGGCAGAGGCAGCAGTTACTGATAACACTGGTGGTAAGTTGACTGTTGACACTGAATCTCTACTCGGAACATTTGAAAAAACTGCAGTTGTTTATCCTTCTGCTTCTAGACAGTTCATCACAGTTTCCAAGTATGCAGGACTCGATATTGGTGTTGGTGACAGAATCGCATCTGTCGGATACAAGAGATTTGGTATTAATATTATTAGTGGACTTAATAACTTCACTGTTGGTAACAGACTTTATAAGGTTGTATCTGGTGTTCAAGATTCTGCCACATACGGTATCATTACTGATGTAGACATTGCAAATAACTACGTCTACATGGTTGAGTTCCAAGGAACATTTACTCAGGGTGATCAGATTGGTGATTACGGGTTAGCAGCAACATTCCCCGTGGGATATGCTTCTATCTCAACGATCGTGACTACTGCAGGTGCAGGTGCTGCTCTCGTGCAGGATGTTCGCCCAGATGGTATCAACAAGCGTCTGTATCTCAGTGATGTTACTGGAACATTTGGAACTAGAGATGCTATCAAGGGACCTGATCAGTATGGTGCTGTTATCCTTACTCAGGTTGATCTTAAGGCAAGAGTCAAGAGATCCTTCAAGGGATTCGATGGCACTCAAACTACCTTCGATCTCTCACAGAACAATGGTACTAGTTACCTCCCAGATCCCGCAGGACACCTCTTAATCTTCATTAATGGTATCTTACAACCTCCAGGTGCTACAAACGCATACACAGCGTTCTCTAACCAGATTCAGTTCACTGAAGCACCTGACCTTGGAGCATCCTTCACTGGATTCTACATTGGTAAACTTAGACAGTTGGATGATATCTCATTCGAGTTTGACTCCTTGAGACAGTCCTTCAACCTCAAGCGTAACGATGTGTTCTACTCCTTGACACTGACTGATGGTGTTCAGTCTAGTGTGATTAGACCTGAGAACAACATCATCTGTTCGCTCAACGGTGTGATTCAAGAACCTGGAGTTGGTTTTGAGATTGTTGGTTCTAGAATCATCTTCTCTGAGATTCCTAGATTCGGATCTACTTTCGTCGCATTCTCTTATGTTGGTTCTGAAGCAGACGTTGACGCTGCTGAGGTTGTACCTCCAATCGAACCTGGTGACTTTATTGACATTCAAGGTGAGACTTCAGACAGAGAAGTCGCTGTTATTGAATCTTCTAACTCTCTGATCACATTTGATTATCTTGGATCTGTCTTCGGTCAGAATGCATCTGCAACTGCAGTTCTGACATCTGGATTCATTGATCAGGTTCAAGTCACTGGTGGAGGTTCTGGATATACTTCTAGACCTACTGTAAGAATCGACTCCATCTCTGGTTTCGATGGAAACATCCGTGCCTTGGTTGGTGTTGCAGGTGTTGAACTTAGTGCAACTGGTTCTGGATATCAAAATCCAGGCATCAGCGTTGACACTGTTGTTCCTGATGATTATGTTGCTCCTGACCTTTCACTATACGGTGAAGAGTTAGTAGACCCAGAAACCCCATAAATAACTAAAAATCGTAGCGAGTAATGGCTAAGCAAACCATCGGTCTTGGCACGTCGGCAAATGACAATACAGGTGACACCCTGAGAGTCGGAGGCGATAAAGTCAATGACAACTTCAATGAAATATATGCAGCGTTAGGTAATGGTACGACACTCACTGTCAATACCACTAACCCTGCTGTAGGACAAGTATTAAGGTATAACGGTAGTACCTTTCTGCCATCTGATTACACCAACCTGACTGCAGCGTTGGATGTAAATGGTAACTCTATCATTTCGTCTTCAAACGGAAATATCCCAATCGCTACGAACGGAACTGGAGATATTAGTCTTGCTGCGGGTGGTGTTACTTCAGTATTTGATGGTGCTACTGGAACGATCGACTTCCCGACTACGATTTCTTATAAGAACGAATATACTTCATTAGGTGGTGCTCCTGCTGCAGCAACATACACTGGTTATTATTTTACTGTTAACGGTGATGATAATCCATATGTAAACATCAATATCACTGCAGGTGGTGTTGGTGATACTAGAGCGAAGTTGCTTACTGAATATTCAAGTATTAACTTACTTTCAGATGTTGATACGTCTACAACTCCTCCTAGTAATGATCAAGTTTTAAAGTGGAATGCTTCTAGCAGCAAATGGTTACCTGCTAATGATTCTGCGGGTATTGGTAGTATTAACACGTTTGCTTCTGTTGCAGGTGACACTGGAACTACAACTGCTAACAGTCAAACAGATACACTAACTATTGCGGGTGGTACTAATATTACTACTGCAGTTGTTGGAGATACTGTGACGGTCAACTTCTCTGGAAATCTAACTACTACTCTGAGTGCCTTGACTGATACTAACATGTCAGGGTTGACCCAAGGTGACAGTCTGTTCTATAACGGAACTGACTGGGTTCCTACTCCTACTACTGGTCCTATTCTTTGGTATGAAATTGGTGCACCTGTAGAAAACGCAAGTAATGACTTCTTGATTAATGGACCTGGGCTTCCAGCAGGAGAAAATCGTGACCCAGATCTCTATGTGCATAGAGGATTCACCTATGCTTTTGATAACACGGTTGAGGGTGGTGGACACCCATTTAGGATTCAATCCACACAGGGTTTATCTGGAACACCATATACCACTGGTCAAAGTGGTAGTATAACTGCAGTTTTATACTGGACTGTTCCTTTTGATGCCCCTAACACTCTTTATTATCAATGTACACTCCATGCTGCAATGCAAGGAACCATTTACGTCGTATCATAATAAATGACAAGGACTGTCCCAGGAACAGGTGCAAGCATCGAACCCATCTTTGATGAGGTATTCGGTGTCCGTGCAGTAAAAGTTTTAAATGGAGGATCAAATTATGATCCTGCAGATCCTCCACGTTTAACGATCACTGGTTGTGGCACACCAGATGTGGCAGCTTTATTATATCCAATTATTGATGCTGATTCTGGTAGAATCACACACGTTAGAGTTTTAAATAGAGGAAGAGGATATGATCCGTTACGTTTGCAGATCATTCCTGAGCAAGAAACACCAAACGTAGTCAACTCTTTTAATATTAATAGGGTCTGGCAGACACACCCCAACTCTCCAATAAGCGGTGCGTTTACTGGTACTACTGATAGATTAAGAATTCAATCAGATAATCATCCTAAACCTTCACAGTTATATCAAACTGAAAGAAGACCTGGAGGTTCTGGAGACATTGTAGATAGAACCTTTGATCAAACATTTGTTTACAGAGGTGGTAAAGATGTTCCAGACCCAGGAACTAGAGCATTACAACCAAATAAGGCAACAGGTATATTAGCAAACGGTGGTCTATTACATACTCCTGATTGGGGTCTTGCAGGTGGAGCACTTCCAAACTTTCCTATTGATGTAGTCAAATATGATTACGTTAAAGGTAATAATCAGTATGATGCTTTCATCGATAATAATGTTTATTATTATCACACAAGTAAAACTATTAATGAGTTTAAACTTCCATTAGGTGTTTTTGAATGGGGAGACCTTGAAGTCTTTACTTGGAATGTAAAGGTAGAGTTTGATAATGTAATGTTGACTGTTGATCAGATCGATGAAACACTCGGTCAGATTGAAGTGGGAAGAATTGTAGATGAAATTTCTGGATCTGGACGTGGTGAGATCGCAAAAATTGTAAGAAATAACTTAGGTGTAATTACAAGAATTTATTTAAGACAACTTACTGGTGATGCTTTTGCAAATGGTGATCTTTGTTTGGGTTCTAATGGATTTAAGTTCAGAGTAAGTGCTGATCCTATTACATTCCCATTTGGTATCTTCTATATTGATTTTGGTGCTGATGCACATGAGTTTGGTAGTTTCACTCCAGGTCAATACTACTTTGCACCACAAGATATCAAAGTACAAAAGAATTACTTAATTATTTGGAATCAATCAGACCATACAAATCAACCTCATGGTAATAATGCAGGTCATCCCATGCAGTTCTCTACGACTGCAGATGGCACATTAAATGGTGGTACATTATATTACAATAGCACAGGTGCTTCTGCTGCTCCCACTACAGATTACGAAAACGAATATCAAGCAATATTCATAATGAGTGCGGATGAAACTAATCGCATTTATTATTATTGTAAGTTACACAGATATATGTCTGGTTATGCAGGTGATGAAGGTTACATGACCCTCGACACAACTGCTGAGGAAGAAGACGAAGTTAATATGAACAACTACTATGTCGAAGATTTCTTCGGCACAGAGGCAGCAGGGACGAAAGATTTATCTAGACATGTAGACGGTCACTCAAAAATTATCGGTATGTCCTTTGACGGATACCCGATCTACGGACCATATGGTTATAACAGTTCGGGTGCTGTTGCTAGAGAAACCTCTAGTTTCCGTTTGAGGACTACTGCAGAACTCCAAGGTGCTAGACCTATTGTAAACACTGCAAGCACTGTGACTTATACTGTCACTGTTGCAAATGGTGAGTTTGCATTTAACGGATCTTCGCCAGAGTTTCTGAACTTGTATAGAGGAAAAACTTACATTTTTAATCAAAATGACTCAACGAATGACGGCTCGAATCATATCCTCATATCTACTCAGACGGATGGTTGGCACAGCAGTAATCCTGTTGTTGTTGGTGATACTTCAGTTCTCTATTCTGGGAACGGTATCTCGTACTGGATTGATGGATCGAGTGTTAATTATCAACAATATCTTAGTGGATTCAATAGTGCTACCACTAGAGAAATAAGATTTACAGTTCCTGTAGATGCACCTGGTGTATTATATCTGTTCTCTTACATCAACTCTGGGTATGGACTCAGATTAGTTAATGATGGTTATATTTTAGGAGATCTAACTTCTGATTATATTTACGATGCTAGTGTAGGAACCCTTGATGAATACAATGGTAAGTTCGGTGTAACACCAGAGTATCCCAATGGAACTTATGCTTACTTTATGACCGAAGATGGCAGTGGGAATCCAACCTTCCCATATGCTATTGGTCCTCGTTATTATGGCGCACCATTATTTGAAGGTGATACTGTTCCTCCACAACCTGACACTTTCCCAACATTAGCAACTGGTGATGTTGTACTTGCAAGCAATGGATCTGTTGCTTATGTCAAAATGACCAAAAAAGGTGACAACTATTTTGGTCCTGCTAAAGCAAAGATTCTTGGTGGAGAAGGATCTGGTGCTGTAGGTACTCCCATCGTACAAACTGTTACTGGTTTGTCTCTACTCAATCAAGGTAGAAGTTATGCAACTCCTCCAACACTCATCTTTGAAGGTGGTGGTGGACAGGGTGCACAAGGTGCTGCTGAGATTGATACTCTTGGTAAGGTTACATCGGTTAATATTGTAGATCCAGGTGAGTTCTATCAGGAAGCACCATTTGTTCTCATCTCTGGTGGTGGAGGTATCGGTGCTAAAGCAGAGGCAACTATATCACAAGGTGTCATTACAGGTATTAATATTACCGATCCAGGTGAAGGATATACTTCTCCACCGAACGTTATCTTTACAAAACTTGTAAATCTTAAGCGTAAAACTAGAGCAAGACAGGCATTCAACTCTAGTGCAATTTACTTAACAGGTCTTGTTAAGGATGTGACTCCAAATGATACAAACATATATGTTGATTCTACAGATGCATATCCTGGTTCTGGTCAAATTATTGTTAATACAGAAACAATTACATATACTAGTAAGAGTCCAGGAAGATTTACTGGTCTAACTCGTGGTGTAAACTTTAATTATGATCAGAGAGTTGTATTAGATACAATTCAGAACCTACCTGATGGAACTTCTAACTATAAGTTCAATGTTGGTGACAGAGTTATACGTCGTGTTGAGAATGCTAATAACAAAGTTGCTAAAGTATATGACTTCAACCCTGCTACTAGAGAACTTCTAGTTACTTTTGAAGTTGATGAACTTGCATTTATTGATGGTGGTAGACCTTCTACTGAAGATGCTATCGTTCAATTTGATGCAGGTGTTGCTGCTTCTTCTGGTGCAGGTGTCTTACCACACACAATTATTGATGCTCCAGGCACCAATATTACAACATTTACAGTTCCTATTGGAACTATACAGGATAAAGATTTCCAAGACATTGCTGAAAATGCAGGTGCAGGAGATGGCATTCCTGACTTGAGTAATGCAAACACAGATTATGCTAACCAGATTAGTCTTGACGGTGGTATCTTCAGTTCTCTTTATGGTATTGAAGAGACACAGGGCGGTACTAACACAACTCTATTCCAAGTTGGTGACAGTATTAAAGACGCTGATATTCCATTCAAATATGCGACTGTTGTTGAAGCAGGTGGACTTGCAGATGGTGTCGCACACCCTGCAGTGCTAAATATCACATTAGACGTTCCAGGTGGAAACGGATTAAACTTCTCCACAAACGAAGTCGTGACTGGTTCTATTTCTGGTGTTAGAGGAACTGTTGTTTCTTGGATACCTTCGACTGGTATCTTAACAGTTAATAATATTATTCCTTACAATACTGGAAACGTTAATATTGGTATCGGTGGATTACTCTATGAGTTTTCACAAAATAGTAGTATTATTGATTTTATCATTGCAAATCCAGGAACAAACTATACTGGAGTGCCAACAATAGCGATTGAGAATACTGGCGATATACAGGCAACTGGTACTGTTGTAATGACAACTGCAGGAGACCAAGTTGCATCTATTACTATTAATAATGGAGGGTATGGAATCCCTCAAACTGTAGATGGCACCTACAATCTACACCCAACTGTAACATTTACAAATGCGAGTGGAGATACAACAGGTGCAAATGCTGCTGCACAAGCAGTACTGGGTGGAGAGAACCTTACTGGAAATGGCGGTGCTTCTTATAGAATTAAGAGCATTGAGTATTCTACAGTTGTTCGCTCGTAACCTTAATAAATAAACAAGAGGACAAATAGTATCCGCAAATGGCAGCCCTATTAACTGATCAGTTTAGAATATTTTCTGCGAAAAAGTTCATCAAGGCACTTGAAGGTCCTGACGCGACCCAAAGTGACGATGCAGCAGGTGCAACGAGAGATCGTTTGTATCTGTTTATTGGTAGACCGCAACCTTGGGACAATGAAAACTCACCGCCTCAGGCAGTGGATTCATTCTCAGAGTTTTCTGGTTCTTATGACGACATGGTGTCTATGAAGAGAGTCCTTGCTTCTGACACTGTTCAAGTTTGTCGTAGAATCGATTGGGTCTCTCCCGAACAAACTACTGGTGGATTGGGTTTTACTTATGACATGTATCGTCATGACTACTCCCCAAGTAAGACTGCTGCTTCTGGTGCTACTAAATTATATGATTCTGATTTTTACGTTGTAAACTCTCAGTATCAAGTATACAAATGTATCTACAATGGTACATCACCCTCTGATCCAAATGGCAAACCTTCTACTGTCGAGCCTACTGGGACTAGCACTAGCATCATCACTACTGGCGACGGGTATCGTTGGAAGTATATGTACACTATTCCAGTTGCAAGCGTTCTTAAGTTTTTCTCAAACGACTACATGCCCGTCTTCACTAACGCAGCGGTTCAAACCAACGCAGTTGCAGGTGAAGTCGATACTGTTGTTATTAACGCTGCAGGGTCTGGTTACAACAATGGTACTTACGACAACGTAGCGATTAACGGTGACGGAACTGGTGGTCGTGTTTCAATCGTTGTTGACGGTGGTAAAGTTATCTCTGCCACGGTGACATCTGGTGGTACTGGATATACATTCGGTAAAATCACCATTGATAATATCACTGGTATCGGTACTGGTACTGGTGGACAGGTTGACGTTATCTTGCCTCCTCCTGGTGGGCACGGTGCAGATGCTGTTACAGAAATCGGTGCCTTTAGGGTTATGATCAACGCCAAACTCTCATACGATGAGGGTGCAGGTGACTTCCCTGTCGATAACGACTATCGTCGTATCGGTCTTGTTACTAACCCACTTAAGTTTGGTACATCGGAACTTATCTCTGACTTGACGATCTCTGCTGCTAAAGCAGTTATCTTCGCTCCTACATTCCAAGGTAACTACGTTCCTGATGAGATCATCACACAAACACGAGTCGTTGGCGGTACAAACGTTACTGCTAGAGGTCGTGTTATTTCTTGGAACCCAACAACTAAACTTCTGAAGTACTATCAGAACGCAGTTGATGGTATCTTCCCAGAAGTTACAGGTACACAGAATGAGTTTGACGGTTCTAACGTAATCAGTGGTGCAACCTCTGGTGCTGCAGGACAACCTGACGTCAACTTCCCTGCTGTTCCAAACTCTTCTTCTAGAACTATTAACAACACAGAATATGACTTAGGTATGAAGTTCAACAACGGTTATGCAAAACCCGAAGTTGCCTCAAACACTGGTCAGGTTGTTTATATAGATAATAGAAGATCCATCAGTCGTGCTAACGACCAAGTAGAAGACATCAAAATCGTAATCGAGTTCTAATGGCACAAAATACCAATCTAAACGTCACACCATACTACGACGATTTCGATAAAACGAAAAACTTTTATCGAGTGCTATTTCGTCCTGGGTTCCCAATCCAAGCAAGAGAACTCACTACCATGCAGAGTATTCTGCAGAATCAGGTAGAGAATGTAGGTTCACACCTGTTTAAAGATGGCGCAATGGTCATCCCTGGTCAGGTAGGTTACGACTTAAATGTAGACGCTATCCAGTTACAAGAGTCATTCTTGGGTGCTGATGTTGAACAGTATCGTACTCAGTTGAATGGTAAGATTATTGAAGGTCTTACATCTGGTGTAAAAGCAAAAGTTTTATTCAGTATTTCTGCTACCGATTCGACGAAAGGATATATTACACTCTACGTTAAGTATATTGAATCTGGTGGTACACAGAATACACAACAAACATTTTCAAATAACGAACAGTTAATCACTGATGCTGAAATTACTTTCGGCACAACTCTGATTGAAATTGGATCACCCTTCGCTCAGTTGTTACCTACTGCTGCATTACAGCAGGGTTCTGTAGCATATATTCAAGAAGGTGTTTATTTCATCAGAGGTTTCTTTGTTGACGTACAATATCAGTACCTACTTCTCGATCAGTATGGATCAAACCCCTCCTATCGTATCGGACTTGATATTCAAGAATCCATTATTACTCCAGAGGATGACCTTAGTCTCAATGACAACGCTGCTGGAACAAGTAACTATGCTGCTCCTGGTTCTCATAGATTTAGAATCTCAACAAGATTAGTTAAGAAACTACTCACAGATGATGCTGATAAAGACTTCCTTGAACTCTTAAGAATCAACAATAGTAAAGTTGAAAAACTTGTTGATAGAAGTGCATATGATGAACTAGAAAGATCCATGGCAACCAGAACTTTTGAAGAGTCTGGTGACTATGTTGTTAAAGATTTTAAAATTACTGCCAGAGAAAATCTTGATGATGGTTTCAACAATGGTGTATATGCATCTGGTTCTACTACTGCTCAGGGCAATGCCACTACAGAGAGAATGTATGCTATTGAGTTTGGACCTGGAACTGCATATGTAAGAGGATATAGAGTTTCTACTTTATCACCAACTTATGTTGACTTAGAAAAACCAAGAGATACTAAAGCATCACAGAATACTATTATTCCATTTGAGATGGGTAATAATATTATTGTAACGAATGTTTTTGGTTTCCCTAACTCAACAGGTTCTTCTCTTGCTAGTGCATATCAAACTATTGAGTTGAGAGATTCATTCACTTCAACTCCTGGAACTAACGCAGGTAATATTATTGGTTTTGCAAGACTTGCTGCGATGGAGCATACATCAGACGGTGATGATACAACCTTTGGTAACGCTGATGATACTTACAACACCAACATCTTTGATGTTCAGATGTTCACTATTCTTGAGTTAGCATCTGCTGTAACTATTCAAGCAGGTTCTCTCTTAGTTGGTGCATCTTCTGGTGCAAGAGCATATCTTGTTGAGGGTGTTAGTTCTTCAGATCATATTGACTGCTATCAAGTTGAAGGTACTTTCGCTGTGGGCGAAATGATTCTTGTTGATGGTTTAAATGTTGACACTGTTGAAGTTGCACACAGTTATGCATTCTCTGATACTAGACAGATTGTATCTAGAGATGAAAGCACAAATGCTACTGAGTTTACTGCTGATATTATTTTAGATGATATTCAAGTTATTCAAGGTACTACATTCACTTATGATGCAACAGGTGGTTCTGAAAAGATTACTGGTCAATCTTCTAACTTTGCGTTAGATCTTAAACCTGGTGATAGAATTTACTTTAATGGAACTCAGTATGTTGATGTTGATAAAGTCAACCCCAACTCTTTAACTGGTTCTCAAATCTCAACTATCTTTGACTATCAAGCACAGACAGTTAATGTAACTCCTGGACCTGGTGGTGCTGCTCCTTCTGCAGGAACTTATGCTGCCTTACTTAGACAACGTTCTAAATTGAACAACGTCCAGAATGCTGATCTCTTAAGTGAGATGCCTAAGAAGTACATCAAGAGTATTTCTGACGAATCTATGATCGTTAGGAGAACTTTTGACGCACAGACCGTTGCTTCTAACTCTATCTCTATTACTCTTCCTGAGAATGAACAGTTCCAAGCAATCTCTGATCAAAACTATACCTTCACCGTACTTGCGGGTACAAACAGCACTCACCCTGTCGGTGATCAGATCACTATCAATACTACCAACACTGGTGCTATTGGTTATACCACGTTCACCTCTTCTGATAGAACAACTATTCAGATTGATAACTTAACTAACATCACTTCGATCAAGGTTACTGCAACTATCTCGAAGAACGTAACCCAGAGAAAAACAAAATCTGGTCAACAGATGTTTGTTCTTAAAGTGAACAAGACAATCGAAAATCTTGATAAGCAAAACTATAATTTAACTTATTCTAACCTTTATGGTACTAGAATTCAAGACAGAGATCTATCTCTTGGTCTTGTAGACTGCTACAGATTACACGCTGTATATGAGTCTAATGATGACAATGATCCTGTTCTTCCTTCTGTAACTCTGGTTGAACCTACTTTCTTTGCTACAGGTACTATCGTTACTGGTAGAACTTCTAAGGCAAGAGCAAAAGTTGTTGCATTCAGCTCAGGTACTCTGAAACTAAGTCTTGTTTATATTAGCGGTCAACTACAGTCAGGTGAAACTATTGATGGTTTTGATAGTAGTGGAGTTGCTCTCAGTGCTATTATTAATGATAGTGTTGGATCTGTTATTGCAGGATCTAAAGTTATTACTGACAACTACTTCTTGGAAGTAAGTCAGACTGGTTTCATATACGATGTTTCTAGACTTACTCGTAAGAAAGGCGTAGCGACTCCTATCAGAAAACTTCTGGTAGTTTTAGATTACTATACACACTCTGCTACTGGTGATTACTTCGGTGGTCAATCATATCTTGATACAACTTATGGTGATATTCCATTCTTCGGTACTAAGTTCCTTGCAGATTACTTAGACTTCAGACCTGGTTGTAAGAATCTTTATAGCGGTACTGGTTCTGTAGCATCTCCTGCTTTTGTGAACTGCTCTACGTTTGACTTTAAGTCAAGAGTATTCAATGTGTCAGGCACACCTAATGCTACTATCTTTGACGTTCCTAAAATCAATAGTGATTTCAGAGCTGACTTTGACTGGTATCTACCAAGAGTTGACAAAGCATTCTTGACACCTGCAGGTGAGTTCCAACTCATTAAAGGTAAGTCTTCTGAGTTACCTCAAGAACCTGATGATCTGAAAGATGGTATGCTCTTAGCAACCATGTCTCACAAACCATATGGTTTTGATCCTGAGACTGATATTGTTATCACTAGATCAGATAACAGACGTTATACCATGCGTGACATCGGTGGTATTGAACGTAGATTGGATCAGGTTGAATATTATACTTCACTCAACATGCTTGAGTCCGATACCTTCGCGACCAAGATTATTGATGCTGATGGAAAGGATAGATTGAAGAATGGATTTATTGTAGACGACTTCTCTGATCATAGTAAATCACAAACTTCTCATGAAGACTTCTCTGCTGCATTAGATTTTGCTCAGGGTCAAGCACATCCTTCTCACTATACAACTAATATTCCTTTACAATTAAACACTACTATATCTCAGAACTATCAGCAAACTGGACCGATTATCACTCTTCCATATTCTGAGTTGACAATCATCAACCAACCATATGCTTCTAGAGTTGAGAATATCAACCCATTCAACGTATTTACTTACATTGGACGTATTGATCTTACTCCTGCATCTGATGATTGGTTAGAGACTCAAAGACTTCCTGCTAACGTTCAGCAAGTTGAAGGTGATTTCCAATCAGTATCTTCTGAACTTAGAGTTGACCAAAATGGTTTTGCTCCTATTCAGTGGAATGCATGGAGAGATCAGTGGAGTGCAAGTAGAGTTATTGGATCTAGAGTTACTAGAAACTCTTTCTGGTTAGAGATGGACGTCGGTAGATCACCTAGTCCTGGTGTCTGGGGTGGTCGTGGTATGAGACGTGTTAACAGAGAGGAAACTTTACTTGTTACAACTAGACAAACTAGATCTGGTATTAGATCTAGAGTTATTCCTAGGATTGATAGACAATCTCTTGGTGATCAAGTTATGTCTTCTACTTCTATTCCTTGGATTAGATCTAGAAACGTCAAGGTTAATGTTGAAAGACTGAAACCCAGAACTCGTTTCTATTCTTTCTTTGATGGAAAGCAAGTCTCTGACTACTTCACTCCTAAGTTGATTGAACTTATTAAAGATCCTTCGACTGATGCTCGTACAAACTCTACACCTTTCATTCCTGGTGAGACTGTAAGAGGACAAAATAGTGGTTGTGTACTAAGAGTTGCAAACCCTGATGATTTGTATATTAACAACCCATATGATGATACAGCGATGGCAACATCATATGCTTCTACTACTGCATTCTTAAACATTGATACTGATGCATTAGCAGCACAAGCAGTTGGTCAGTTCTTCGGTAATGTTCAAGTTGGTGAAGTGTTAGTTGCTGACTCTGGTGCAAGAGCAGTTGTTAAAGATCGTCGTCTTGTTTCTGACCGTTTTGGTAAGATGCAAGCATCATTCTTTATTCCTCCTGCTTCTGTAGATACTAATCCTCGTTGGGCAACTGGTACTAGAACTATTAGACTTTCTACTTCTGATACTGATTCACGTCTTGCAGGTGCAGTTGCATCTTCTGCTGAAGCAGAATACGAAGCAAGTGGTACACTGAACAGAGTTCGTGAAAACGTACTTGCTGTTAGAAACGCTGAAGTTGTTCGTGACACTGTAAACCAGACTAGAAACTTCAATACAATCAGAACTGAGACCAGACAGATTGGTTGGTATGACCCTCTTGCTCAGTCCTTCATTTCTGATGAAGAAGGTGGTGTGTTTATTACGTCCGTTGAAGTTTTCTTCTTCAAGAAAGATGCAAACATTCCTGTCTCCATGCAGGTTAGAACCATGGAAAATGGATATCCTACTACTGCGATTCTTCCCTTCTCTGATGTTACTTTAGAACCATCACAGGTTCAGTTATCTGAAACTGCTGCTGTTGCAACTAAATTTACATTCAAAGCACCTGTTTACATTCCACAGTCGATTGAACATTGTTTCGTTCTTCTTTCTGACTCTAACGAGTATCAGATCTGGATCTCTAGAATGGGTGAGATTGATATTACTGGTGACAGAACTATTTCTGAACAACCATACGCAGGTGTGCTCTTCAAATCACAGAACGCATCTACTTGGACTGCTGACCAGTATGAAGATTTGAAGTTCAAAGTTAACAGAGCAGAGTTTGATACTACTTCACTATCTACTGTTAGTCTTAATAACGCCCCTCTTGACATCGGTAACGGTGGTAAGTTGAGATTACAAAGAGATCCTATTCAAACATTTGTTCCTGAGATCGATCTCCTTCTTAACTCTACTACTCTTCCATATACTATTGGTGCTAGAATCTATCAGAAGACTACACTTGCTCAAGGTACTATTGCCAAGAGAACTGTAACTTCTAGTGGAGTTATCTTAACAATTAAAGATATTACTGGTACGTTTGCAGCAGGTTCTAACACTGGTGGTGTTATTTCAAACAGAATCGTATCTTCTAAAACAACTGCAACTCTTGTAGTTACTGGTGCATCTGGTGACTTTACAGTTGGTGAAACTATCACAGGTAACTCTGCGGGTGCTCCTACTGCTGAAGTTGTAACTTGGAATGCAGGTACGAACACTCTTGAACTTAAGTTTGTTTCTACAGACTTTATCACTTCACCTGCTGAAACTGTAACTGGAGGATCATCTACTGTTACTGCAACTGTGAGTTCTATCACTTATTCTGGTGACGCCATTGAAGCAAGTGCTGTTAGCGATGGTTATCCTACTGCAACTCCAACTTATTCTACTTCTCAGAGAAAGATTCGTCTTGCACATAGTAATCACTGTATGCACTCTTCTCAAAATAACGTTGTCATTACGGGCGTTGAATCGGAAGTATCTCCTACTTATTTGACTGCTGCTATCTCAGCATCTGACACATCTCTGAATGTGAATGATGCTTCTGCTTTCCACCAAATTATTAATGGTGGTACTATTAGTTCTACTAATAAAGGATATGCAAGAATCATTAGTGATGCAGGAACTGAGGTTGTTTCATATACTGCTATCTCAAGTGACTTCCAAACTATCACTGTAAGTGAAAGAGGACTTGATGGTACATCTGCAGTATCTCACGTTGATGAATCTGTAGTTGAGTGTTATAACCTTGATGGTATTCCTCTGATTGAAGTCAATAAGACTCACACAGGTATTCTCAATCCAACTCTCGATACTTACGAGATCTCTACAAGTTCTATTGCTAGACTTGGTATTAGATCTGGTGGTGTAAATGCAGTTGCAACACAGAATGTTCAGTATGATATCTTGGTGCCACAAATCGAAAGAATGCTGTTACCTGAGACAGGTATCAGTGCTAGAATCAATGGCATTAGTGGTACTTCTATCAACGATGGAAACACCAGACTCCAAGAATCGTTTGCTAATGATGGCGTCTTCTCGGATATTATTCTGAGTGAAGATAATGCATTGAATGCACCTCAACTTATTTGTTCTGCAATCAATGAATCTAGTGAACTTGCAGGTGCTAAGTCCTTTAGATTGGACATGACACTTACAAGTACAAAGGGAAATGTGTCTCCTTTAATTGACACAGACAGAATGTCAATGACTACTGTCATGAACAGGATTAATAATCCTTCTGATCCTAACACTGCCAAGTTAAGTGTTGGTGATTCACATGATGCAGTGTACATTACTCGTGCTGCTAACCTTGTCAATCCTTCTGGTGCAATCAAGGTTATATTCTCTGGTTATCGTCCATCTAACACCTTTATTAAGGTGCTATATAGAGTACGTCCAACTGGTTCTACCGATTCCATTGAGACATTCGGATTCGAGTTCTTCCCTGACGCAGAGGCAAAAATCCCTCCTACTACAGAGAAGACTATCTTTAATGAGTACGAATACGAAGTGTCTGGTTTAGCATTTGATCAGTATCAAATCAAGGTAGTGTTTACATCACCGAACCAGTCTTTAACTCCTATTATTCAAGACTTCCGAGCAATCTCTCTCGCTGTATAATGTATCAACCTGTAAAAGGACATGAGAATTGGTTTAGGGACTCCCAGTCGGGGTCCTTTAACTGTGCTGATGAGGATACTTATACAAAGTATATGAAAGCACATGCAGCAGAGAAAAGAGCAAAGGATGATTTTAACACTTTACAAAATGAAGTTTCTGAGTTAAAATCGGATATGAGTGAGATCAAATCACTTTTACTAACGTTAGTCCAAAAATCTGATTAAATTATGACTGGTACACCTAGTTCCGTTCCTGTTGAAAAAGTCTCTCAGGATGAGATGCTTCGTCAATTCAAGGAGCAATATGCAGGATACATCAAAGAGAATCAAGAACTCTCCGCTAAAATTAAACAAAATGAAGTCCAAGCACTGAAACTTCAAGGGGCGATTGAGACCCTAGAATACTACGGTGCAGGGGGCGAATCTGAAACAATGTCACATCCTCCTGACGAAGAAACGGAAGAATAATGACAGGGGGTTCAACGGAACCCCTTTTTACTAGCATAAATAACTTGGAAGCATAAACCGTATAGAGTTGTCCTAACAAAATGGCAAATAGAATTCAGTTAAGAAGAGGGGGTGCTCAGGAATGGGCAAACTCAAACCCAACCCTTGCTCAAGGTGAACTTGGCATTGAACTTGACACTGGTCGATTTAAGATTGGTGATGGTGTTACCGCGTGGAATACTCTGCGATATGAGAGACCTGTTGAATCTACTTCAAACACTGCTAACACTCTTGTACAAAGAGATGCTGATGGTAACTTTGCTGCAGGTACGGTAACTGCAACTCTTATTGGTAACTCTTCTACTGCTGCACGTCTTGCTTCAACTAGACAAATTCAACTCTCTGGTGACGTACAAGCATCTGGTGTATTTGATGGTTCACAAAACCTTAACTTAACTTCTTCTATTAGTCTGATTTCTACTTTACCACATTACGATGGTACTGATACTGCAAGTGGAACTTATACTAAAGTAACTGTTGATGCTAAAGGTAGAATTACAAATGCTACAAACCCAACAACTCTTGCCGAATATAACTTAAACGGAACTGTAGAAGGTCAGTCTGCACAACCATATGACTTAGACCTTGTTGCTATTGCAGGTCTTACTACTACTGGTTTGATTTCCAGAACTTCTGGTGGTGCAATGTCAACCAGAACCATTGCAGGTACTGCAGGTAGAATCTCCGTAAATGATGGTGGTGGTATCAATGGAAACCCCACGATCGACATTATTTCAACGACTGTAGTACCAGGAAATTATAATACCGAATCCTTAACATCTGTCTCAGGTGTGGGATCCAACTCAGAACCATTCGGTACTGAAACTGTAAACGCTACGAAATTTACAGTTGACGACAGGGGTCGTCTAACCAGTGCTACGAATGTACCAATCGCTACTGCGACAGAGGGAAGTAAGTATCCTAACTATGGTGCAGGTACTACTTACGTTAGGTATGACATCATTCAAAATGCCTCTAAGGTTTACCAAGCAATCACTGGGATTGCTGCAGGTCAAGGTGCTCCTACTCATACTAGTGGCGACTCTGGCGGGTGGAGATACCTCGCTGCCGAGGCAACGGAGCAAAAGGGTCTTGCGTCCTTTGCACAAGAAGACTTTGACGTTGACAGCAATGGGCATGTCACGATCTCCGCCCAAGGTGTAGATAACAATCAATTACAAAACAATAGAATCGGTTTTGCTGATGGCAACACCGTAGAAAACTTTGAACTCGATCAAGAACTTACAGCAACAACTGGTTACAGAGGATTCAACTATCTAAATTATGTTAAGGTTAATGATACTAGTGGCAACCTACTGTTTAGCGCGAATAATACAGGCGATGGTGGGGCTGGTGAGGTTGATATCAATGTCCGTACCGTTATATCTGATCCTGATATTATTCTTGATGGAGCAACTACTCAACAAATTGATAAGACTGGGGATGGAAACCTCAATATTGAACTAACTCAGAATACTGCAACTAATAGAAACTTTACTGTTGCTTCTACAAACGCAGGTTCTGGCACAAGCACACTAACATTAACAGCAGAAGACGTTGTTGATATCGATGCATCTGCTGCTACTGGTAAAGTCCATGTTGAAGATGCAAGATTCCAAGACAATTATATTGCAACTTCTAATGCTACCATGCACCTTGATCCAGGTGATGATAGAGCAATCACTGGATTAGTTCGTGTTCATGGAGACTTACAAGTAGATGGAACAACTACAACAGTTAATAGTACGGTTACGACCGTTGATGATCCCATTATCACTCTTGGTGGCGACACTGCTCCTTCTAGTGATGACAATAAAGATCGTGGAGTTGAATTCAGATATTATGACTCTCAAGCAAGAGTTGGATTCTTTGGTTACGACGATTCTTACACAGACCTTGGAGGACATGTCGGAGGATTTACGTTTTTACACGACGCCACAAATACTTCAGAGGTCTTTAGTGGAACAGCGTCTGGTATAATCGGTGGTAACTTAAAACTTACTACAAATACAAACTCTACCTCTAATACTACTGGTGATCTGGTAGTTGCAGGTGGTGCAGGTATTGGTCAGGATGTTAATATTGGTGGTACGTTAGATGTAGATACTAACTTCCGTACTCACGGTACAAGTAGATTTGATGATAATGTTGTTTTACAAGGTGCTTCTAAGACATTACAACTAAACAATGGATCTGGAACTACTAAGATTGAGTTCCAATCTACAACTGGTAATGGTTCTCTTGCAGGTATCTTAGATGTAACTGGTAACCTCAACGTCAATACTAATAAGTTCAACGTTGTTGCTGCTTCTGGTAACACATCTATTGCAGGTACACTGGGTGTTACAAACATTGCAACCTTCTCTAATGATATCGATGCAAACGGTAACGTTGCAATCGCAGGAAATATTCACTCCGAAAGCACAAACGATATCACTGCTGCTAAGAACAGTAGTACTGGTGAATGGGAGATTCAATCTAATGACTATGGTTCACTAAGAGTTGACGGTGGTGCATACGTTGCAGGTTCTGCTCTGATCGATGGTACGTTACACGTTAACGGTCCTCTTGAGATTAAGGATAGTGCAACAGAGACTGAATCTAGATTGAACTGGTTGAGAGTCAGATACAGAGGTCGTTTCGGTGACACTTATCAGGCATCTCCTTCCTATGCATCTCATAACTTCTCCACCTTAAAAGCACATGGTGGTGCAGGTATTATGAAATCCCTGTACGTTGGTGCTACAGGATCAGGAGAGAGATTCTCAGTTGGTAAAAAGAACTCTGGTGATAGTGAGAAGTTCACTGTTATTGGTGCAACTGGTGATACAACTATTGAAGGTACACTGACTGTTAATGATAACGTAAACTTCAATGGCACTCTAGATGTTGATGAAGATTTTGCAGTTAGAAATGGTACAACAGATAAGTTCTTTGTAGAAAATTCAACAGGTAATACTAATATTGAAGGCACGCTGACTGCTGATGGTCACACTGAGTTGAACTCTACACTTAACGTAGATAGCAATACAACTCTTGGTGGCACACTGACTGTTGCTAACAATACTGAGATTAACGGCACCTTAGACGTTGACGCTAACTTTGCTGTTAGATCTGGCACAACTGATAAGATGACTGTTGCCTCTTCCACAGGTAACATTGCAACTGATGGTACTCTGGTTGTTCAAGGTCAGACAACTATTAATGATTCAATTATCCTCAACGCTGCTAACGAAGAGTTTGCAGTCCAGAATGGTTCTGGAGTAGATAAGTTTACTGTTGATAGTGATAATGGTAACACTGTCATTGCAGGTCAAACAACGATTGGTGGTGCTACACAAATCAATAATACTGTTGGTATTACTAACGTAACTACGATTACTAGAAATACCCAACAAACCCTTACTGGAACCTACTCTGCCGATGGTGCATTCCGTCTCAGTGGTGGTGCAGGTATCGGTAAGAACCTCGCTATTGGTGAGGGATTAAGAGTTTATGGTGGTACAGAACTTAGCAGTGCATTAGATCTTAATAGCAGTGCTGATATCTCTGGATCACTGGTAACTCATGATAATGTTACTGTCACAGCAGATAATAAGTTCTTCAAAGTTCAGAACGGTTCTGGTGTAGATAAGTTTACTGTTGATACAGATAATGGTAATGTGGTCTCTCAAGGTCAATTAACTGTTGCAGGTGATGCAGCATTACAATCTGATCTTGTAGTTACTGGAAACTTAACCGTAAATGGAACAACAACTACTGTTAACAGCACTGTCACTACAATCGATGACCCTGTTATTACTATTGGAGGTGACACTGCACCCGCGTCTAACGATGGTAAGGATAGGGGTGTTGAATTTCGTTACTATGATGGTTCTGCTAAACTTGGTTTCTTCGGTTTTGACAGATCCTCCTCAGAATTCGCACTCTTAACTAGTGCAAGCAACTCCTCCGAAGTATTCACTGGTACTGATGGTGCATTAAGAATCGGTTCTATCCATGTCACTGGTGCAGGTACATCTGTTGACATTGATAACAACTTAAATGTTGATGGAACTGCAACTGTTGATGGACAGATCATCTCTCAAGTATCTTCTGGTCCTGCTCTTGTCATTCCAACAACTGATAAGATCAACAACCTTAACGCAGACTTACTAGATGGCATGACAACTGCGACTGCTGCAACAGTCTCTACAGTTGTAAATCGTGACTCATCTGGTGACTTTGCTGCTAATCAAATCACTGCTGCTAGTGGCACAGGATCTGGTGCAGGTTTCTTAGGTAACGCATCTACTGCTGATGCATGGAAGACTGCTAGAACATTTACCCTCAACGGTGTTGTTCAAGGTTCTGTATCTGTAGATGGTAGTTCTGCCCCAACGATCACAACAACATTCGTTGATGCTGATAGCACTGGTCTTGCTGCTATGTCTGGAACTGGTTATGTCGTAAGGACAGGAACTGGAACTTATGCACAAAGAACATTTGCTGTTACTGCATCTTCTGGTATTACTCTGACCAACGCTGATGGTGTTGCAGGTAATACAACTATTAACGTTGCTTCTTCAAGCACTAACTCATCAAACAACCTTGTAATCAGAGATGCATCTGGTAACTTCGCTGCAGGAACTATTACTGCTGCATTGACTGGTAATGTTACTGGTCAGGTATCTGATATCTCAAACCATGATACTGGTGATCTTACTGAGGGATCTAACCTCTACTACACTGACGAGAGAGTTGACGATAGAGTCAATGCTCTTATCACTGCAGGAACTGGTATCACCAAAGCATATAATGACTCCGCAAACACATATACACTGACTGTAACACAGTCCGATATCGATACTGATAATGTAACTGAAGGATCTTCAAATCTCTTTACTACTGCTGCAAGAACCAGAACTCATTTCACATATGGTAATGGTATTGCACTTGCAGGATCTGGTGAACTATCTGTAACTCAGTCACAAATCAATACTGATAACGTAACTGAAGGATCAACTAATCTGTTCACCACTGCTGCACGAACAAGGACACACTTTACTTACGGAACAGGTATCGAGTTGTCTGGTAGTGGTGAACTTTCTGTCACACAAGCAGATATCAATACTAGCAACATCACTGAAGGTAGCAAACTCTTCTATACTGATGCACGTTTTGATACTCGTCTTGCTGCTAAGGATACTGGCGATCTTACTGAAGGAACAAACCTTTACTATACAAATGCTCGTGCTGACGCAAGAGTCGCTGCTGCTACAGGTGCAAACCTCAGTCTTGCTGATAAGTCTACTTCAGATCTTTCTGAAGGAACTAATCAGTACTACACTGAAGCAAGAGTTCAAGCAAAACTTGATAATGCGTATGAGCAACTAAGAGCAATGTTAACTAACCTTGCAACTAGCACTACTCTGACTTTGAACTTGTCTGGTGATCCTACTCCTGGTGCAGTTGTTACCACTGGTGTTAGCGTCGGTGGTGGTGGAGGATTCTCTGCTGCTACTGGAGTTGCAACCTCTGGTGCTGCATCTGGTGCAACTGGATTGACTGTTGACACCACAGTCGATGCTGATGGAAACATCACTGCTGCTGCAGTTAATGCAGGTGGTAGTGACTATCTGATCACAGATACAGTTACAATCACTAACGCCAACGCAGGTAAAGTATTGTCATTCAACTTGGCAACCTTAGCAGGTGGATCAAATTATGTTACAGGAACTGCTCTAGCAACGACTGGAGGTTCTGGATCTGCAAGTTTGGTGGTAAATATTACTGCATCTGCAGGTGCGATTACCAACGTTACTATCAATGACGGTGGAACTGGTTATGCTGTTGGTGAGACAATCACCATCGTTCAACCAACTGGTGCTGACGGATCAAACCCAGGATCAGGTGGTACAGTGAACATTGCTACCGTTGCAACTAATGCAACTCTGACTCTTACTGACATCACAACGATGGAAGTTGGAGCAACCGTTACTGGTGCTACCTCTGGTACTACTGGAGTTATCACTGCTCTTGGAACTAACCAAGTCACTGTTGATAATGTTGACGGATTCTTCAAGAAAGGAGAAGTCGTCAGTGCTAATGATGTTACCGCTTTGACCATATCCTCTTTCGCATAATAACAAATGTCTGCTACTAGACCCGCAAGTAAAACAGAACTAAAGAACTATGCTCTTCGTAGACTAGGATATCCTACGATAGATATCAACGTTGCGACTGAGCAACTTGATGATTTGATCGAAGAAGCAATCGATTACTATCAAGAGTATCATTATAATGGCAGTTACAAAACTTTCATTAAGATTGAAGTAACTGATGCAATCAAAACTGCTGCACAAGCAGGTGCTCAGATTGGTTCTACAGCATGGTATGAGGGAACTGAGTATGTTTCATTACCACCTAATGTTCTTTCTGTAAACCATGTATATTCTCAGATCGGTGCTTCTAGTATCGTCCCTGGAAATATCTTTAACATCAAGTATCAGATTTTCTTGAATGATATCTATGCTATGACGCATGGACATATCCTTCATTACTTCATGACTTCTCAATATCTTGAGACTTTGGATTGGGTCACCAACTCTCAAAGAGATCGTAGAGTCAGATTTAATGAGCATCAAGGTAGATTATATCTTGATATGGATTGGGCAGACTTGCAAGCAGGAGACTTCTTATTAGTGGAAGTACAAATGCGTCAAGATCCTGAGACTTATACAGGCATGTATAATGATAACTGGTTGAAAGATTATGTTGAGGCATTATTCCAACAGCAATGGGGAAGAAACCTAAGTAAGTATGATGGCATTCAAATGCTTGGCGGTGTAACTTTGAACGGTAGACAAATCTTAGATGATGCTAGTCAGTTCAAAAAAGACTTGGAAGAGAATATCAGAACGACTTACGAAATTCCACCTCTAGATTTGGTAGGGTAAACCGACATGGCAATCTCCAACACTCCCGCACAGGATTATGTACAATCGGACTATAGCAACAGTGCTAGACTTAATATTAATGGGTCTGCACAAGAGCAGAAGTTCATCGAAAACCTTATCGTAGAAACTATTGAGATTTATGGGCAAAACATTTACTATGTTCCGAGAACGCTTGTCAACCGCGATACGGTCTTTGGAGAAGACTCGGATTCAAAATTTGAAAGCGCGAAACCTATCAGAGCATATGTCAATAATGTTGAAGGATGGGAAGGACAAGGTGAGTTACTTAGCAAATTTGGAATCCGTATCGAAGACAAGACAACTTTTATATTCTCCCGTGAGAAATTTAAAGAAAACGTGGACGATTCTACAGTCCTTAACGTCGAAGGGAGACCGAACGAAGGGGACTTAATCTGGTTTCCAGTAACAAAACATTTATTTTCAATCAAGTTTGTAGAGGCAGAAAAACCTTTCTATCAACTCGGTAAGGGTTATGTTTGGGAATGTCAATGCGAACTCTTCGAGTACAGCGACGAAGAAATCAATACTGGTATTGCAGATCTGGATGCTATCGAGACTGCTTTTGCAAATGCAATCACGGTTGGTCTCGTAGCAGGAGGATCTGGTACGTTTACTGCAGGTGAGACTGTAACTGGTGGTACATCCAATGTTACTGCTGAAGTTAAGTCCTTTGATTCGGGTACTAGAACTCTCATCGTTATCAACAGATCAGGCACCTTCCAGGTCCCTGAGACGATCACAGGTGGCACTAGCAGTGCATCTTGGACAACTGCTACATATAATACTATCAACAATACCAATTCAGAGTACGATCAAAATAACGACTTCGAGACTCTTGATAATGATATCATCGACTTCACTGAATCTAACCCATTCGGAACAGTCGGATCTATTACTGATGGAACAATCTAATGTTAGGAACTTATTCATACCACGAAATCTTTCGTAAAACTATTGTTGCGTTTGGAACTTTATTCAACAATATTGAACTTCGTCGTCAAGATGAAGTGATGAAGGTGCCTTTGGCATACGGACCAAAAGACAAGTTCCTGGCGCGTCTAGACCAAGTACCTGACCCTACAAACAAACGGGTTCAAATTACTCTACCCCGTATCGGGTTTGAGATCACTGGTGTTAACTACGATTCTGCTAGAAAAGTATCACCTACACAAAAAATTAAAGTAGCAAGTTCCAGTACAAAAAATAAAAATGTTTTCATGCCTGTGCCATATAACATAGGTTTTGAACTAGCAATCATCTCTAAAAATCAGGAAGATGGTTTGCAAATCTTAGAACAAATTTTACCAGTATTCCAACCTCATTATAATCTTGCAGTTAAGTTGCTGCCTGAGATGAGCGAGATCAGAGATATCCCTATTGTACTAAACAATATTGACTACGAAGATTCTTACGAGGGAGATTTTGCAACAAGAAGAGCAATCATTTACACATTGACTTTTACTGCAAAGACTTACTTATACGGTCCTGTTACAGAACCAAAGGTCATCAAGAAAGCAAACGTCGAATACTATACAAACACAGACGTCAACAAAGCACCAAGAGAAGTACGTTATCAAGCAACACCTACATCCTTACAGGATAGAGATGGAGTTGTTGTTACTACTCTTACTTCTGCTACAGATGCAAATGATAATCTGATAGCAGTTGCTGATGCTAGTGGTATCACTAAGTTTGATAGTATCTACATTGATAGTGAACTAATCAGAGTACAGAAAATCTCTGGTAATAATCTTACAGTTCTTAGAGCATATGAAGGATCTACTGCTGCAGCACACACTAATGGTTCTAGTGTATTCTTAGTCAATCAAGCAGATGCTGATCTCCTAGATAGTGATGACGACTTCGGTTTTGGTGAAATGACTGCATCATTTAGTGATAATAAGAAGAAGAACTTTGTAAGTGGTAATGATGAGGCAATTTAATGAGCGATCCTTTTGGCGGTTTGAATGATGCATTCGGAGCAGAACCCTCCGAACTACAGAAACATGTTGAGAGTGTAAAACCAACACTTAAGAAATCCGACACACAAGATGTTAAGCAAGACTACGAAGTGAGTCGAGCACAACTACATAATCTTGTCATGAAAGGTCAGGAGGCAGTTGATGGGATACTTGACGTGGCGAGATCATCGGATCATCCTCGAGCTTATGAAGTTGCAGGGCAACTTATCAAAAATGTGGGAGATGTAGCAGACAAGTTAATCGATCTTCAAAAGAAGATGAAAGAACTTGATGATGAATCTACTAAGGTCACAAACAATACTACTAACGCTTTGTTCGTTGGTAGCACTGCTGAGTTGCAAAAAATGCTGAAGCAACAAAAGGACCTAAATAAAAAGGACACGAAATAACACGACACGACAATGCCCGTATTAAAAGTATTAAGTACTAATGCTATTGCAGGATCTGGAACTGAATATCAAGTAGTACAAACTGGATACTATAGAGTGCTTGCCACTGCAGCAGCATCTACAGTATCATTTAATGGTGGACCTGCTATCACACTGGTACAAAACGAAGCACTCCTCCTTAAATCAGGAGCAAAACCTGGTCAAGCAAGAATTATTAAAGCAGTGTCTGATAGCACTGCTGATTATCAACTTGGAACTAACATCGGTGAGATGACTAATACTCACCCATTCTCTGTTGATGATTTCATCGCTGTAGAAGATGACGGTACATCTCCTGCAATCGATTCAAACTTTCTATCTGCAGGAACTGTAGGTAAGAAAGTTACTGCTGTAACTCCTAACTCTATTAGCACTGATGTTGATTCATCTAGTGCTTCTGCTGATTACACATATGCATACTCTGGTAAGCAAGCAGTGGTCAAGCGTGCAGTTAAGATTACTGCAGGTTCTGGTGCAATCATCGTTGAAGAGGTTCAAGTAGTCGGAGGTTAAGATGGGAGTCGTTAACCAGAAGGCAGAAAAAATTGTAAAGGCGATGAAGCGTAAAAAGAAAAGTTTCAATCGTCTTTACGGTGATGATGCTAAGAGCGTCATGTACGCAACAGCAAACAAACTAGCACAAAAAGAAAACCTAAAAGTTATGTACTACAAAGACTTTATTAAACTCGTAGAAGGTAACCCAACTACTAGAATGCTAACCAAGTCTAAGACACAACAGACTGGTAATATTTCTGCTGATCGTGGAACTGACGAAAAGAAAAACAGAGAGAGTAGAAAGTCTCTTGAAAAAGATTTAAAGAAGAAAGGAATTGGATACAAAAAAGGCGTTGGTGAATATAAATATTCATCAGGCGAAGGCACAGGACGTGAGGTGTCATACCAAACAAGTCCTGGAAAAGGAATGTCTAAGAGACGTTTCGGTAAAGTCATGCGTCGTCTCGGTAGAAAGCATGGTCAGGAATCTGTAATCACAAAAGATAAGGATAAACCTGCAAGACTGCATGATACTGAGTCTAAGCAAGGTAAAGCAAGCAAGTCTATGAACGTAGGCAAGTCAAAACCTGGCAAGAACCCATCTGGTATGGGTGAAACCTCTGGCACAAAAGTCAGAAAAGGTAAACTAGGTAAAACCAACAAACCCGCATATCACTATGGCTAGTTCAATGAAATGTGCACCTGTAACTAAGGGTGAAAAAAGATACTGCAGACTATGTGGTAAAAAAGAAACTCGCGGTCAGTGTGCGTATGGTGGTAGAATGTGGGATAGATATGCAGTAAAGGATGCAACTGAAGGTGAAAGAAAAGATGCAGCAGAAGAATCTGGTATCACCAATGGGTCTTCTGAAGGTGGTGAAGGAGGCATGTCGGAACATTGGATCGACAAGTTCTCACAAGGGATTCTCGAAGCGAACAAAAGCGGTGATAGTTCTCTCCGTGACTGGTTTAGCAAGAGTAAGTCTTCTGATGGCAAGCCTGGTTGGGTGCAACTCGGTGGTAAATTTGCAGGAAAACCCTGTGCCAAACAACCTGGACAAACCACCAAACCAAAATGCGGTTCCAGTAAGATGAAAAGAAACCTAAATAAGAAAGAGGAGGATGCTGCCTTTCGTCGCAAAAATGCACAAGATCCTAATCCAGATAGAAAAGGAAAAGCAATTAACGTGAAAACAGAATCTACACAAATACACGAAGGCGAAAAAGACGCATGTTACCATAAGGTAAAGTCTCGTTATTCAGTTTGGCCAAGTGCTTATGCAAGCGGTGCACTTGTCAAATGCCGAAAAGTTGGTGCAAAGAATTGGGGTAACAAGAGTAAGAAAGAAGAGTTTGAAGGACTCAAATCTTTCTCTGAGTTCCAAGCAGAATGTTGGAAAACACACAAAAAAGTTGGTATGAAAATGAAGGGTGGTAAGTTAGTAAACGACTGTCGCCCTAAGAATGAAGAAGCAGAAGTGTATTGGTCTAGTAAAGCATTAGATGACTTAGAAAATCTGCAGAATGAAGCAAAGGTAGATAAAGGTCGTAGCGATTACGGTAAAGCATCTATCAGAAACTATAGAAGAAGTGGACCTGGGCATGATGATCCTGGCATGTTTGACCCTGAGGGTAAACGAGGTAAAACTATTGAGAAACGTAGGGAAGAGCACAAGGCACGTCGTGGTGTGAAAGGTGCTAAAGTTCCTGCATACAATAGAGAAGAAACCTCTTTTGAAGAAGCGAAGAAGTGTTGGAAAGGTTATGAGAAAAAAGGCACTCAAAAACTTTTTGGCAAAACGTACAACCGCTGCGTAAAAAAAGAGGAGACTACTAATGTCGAAGAAGGAGCAGCATGGACAAAAAAGTCAGGACAGAATAAAGAAGGAGGACTCAACGAAAAAGGACGTAAGTCTTACGAAAGAGAAAATCCAGGATCTGACCTTAAAGCACCTTCAAAGAAGGTTGGAAATCCCAGACGGGCATCCTTCTGTGCAAGAATGAAAGGTATGAGAAA